AAATCAATTTGAACAGCATATGTTACAATGTGCGGCTAATACGCAAGGTGATTTAGATGGTTGGTCTGATAAACAGGCAGATTATGCTATGGATAATATGACTAGTGATTTATATGACCAAGCAAGGGAGGTATTTGAATGAGCGAAACATTAAAAGAAAAATATGATAGAACAAAAACGTGGTATGATTCAGCACAAAAATTACTTTTAGGTAGAACAATTGAACACGTATGGTGGCAAGAATGGGATAAAGAATATCCAGAAGAAGGAACTGGTATTTGTTTTTCTACAGATAAAGGTGATGTATTCTATATAGGGCAAGACGATGAAGGAAATGGTCCAGGTGCTTTGCATATTGGTATGACTGATGAACGTAGAAAACAATTTAAAAAGAATAAACTTTGTTCTCACGTGTTACCAGTAGGGGTAGAAGATAATGCATCTTACATTAATATGTGGAGAGAACTAAATGGAGTAAACGATGATAGTTGAAAAAGATATGGTAGGATTAAAAACAAAAAGTGATAATCCAAAACATATATCTGAAGCAATATCTTATATTGTAGATAACACTGATTTAAATACTTGTGATAAATGTGGAGTATTAGAATATTCAGATGATTTAAATTGGTGGGAATATATGAATGAAAAAGACCAAATGTTTTGGAGTCAACACAAAAGCGGTGATGCTTTATGTGATAATTGTTGGAAGGATTAATGATTAATGAAAAATGATTGTCCAACTATATTCCCTTACTATGGAGGCAAATTTTCTTTATCTAGACAACTTGTTCCTTTATTATATCGCCATCAACGATATATTGAAGTATTTCTTGGCGGAGGAAGTATGTTCTTTCGCAAAAATAAAGCGCAAATAAATATATTAAATGACTTGCATAATGATATAATTAATTTGTATATTTCGGTTGCGGAGGATTTCGATAAATTTAGATACCATTGTAAACACATTCTGTTATCTAGAACTCTTCACGAAAACTTTAGAAAAGAGATACACAACACAACACTAACACAATATCCAGATTATAAAAGAGCGGCATCATACTTCTTTGTATTGAAAACTGCTTTTAACAAGAATCCATATTTGCCACTATCAAATGCGGCTAAATGGAATGATGATATTCTGGATGGCTTGGAAGCAAGTAGAAAAAAGCTAAATGATGTATTTATTGAAAATATGGATTTTAGAAAGTTAATTGACAAGTATAAACCAAATGAAGATGATATGTGGTATTTGGACCCACCTTATTGGGCGGCTACAAATAGAAATGATTACTACATACATTCGTTTACAGAACAAGACCATATAGACTTAAAACAAATCTGCGACGATATAGATAAAGGCGGGGGAAAGTTTATGGTATCTTATGATGATAGACCTGAAATTTGGGAAATGTATAGATATTATAATATCGATACAATATCAATTAAATATGCTGGTCAATTACATAGCGATGAAGAAAAGAATGAAATCGTGATTACAAATTATATACCAAAAAGAGAACAAATTAGCTTATTTGATGATTAGGAGGAAATATGGCTGATAAAAAAGACTTTAAAGAATTAACTGATATGCACGAAATGCCTAAGAATGAAGAGGCAGAAATTGCGGTATTAGGTTGTATTCTATTAAAGGGAAATGAATTATTTGAACAAGCGAAAACACATATAAGAAACCCAGAAGCATTTTACACAGATAAACACAAAACAATATGGAACGCTTTTCATAGTCTATATAAGAATGATACTGCAATTGACTTGGTTACAGTAAGCGGAGAGCTAAAGGACAATAAAGCAGATGTAACAATACATTTCTTGAGCGGACTAACAGATATGGTTCCACATACTCATCACGTTGAAGCATATGCAAAAGACGTTTGGATGAAATTTATTCAGCGTAAAGTAATTCATAGTTCAAGATTACTATTCAATGCAAGTATGAATAATAAGAAAGATGTATTAGATATTATTCATCAACACGAAAAAGCCATTGAAGATTTGAAAGATACTACACCTAATAAAACTGTAGAGACTGAAGATATTATTGGCGATACAATAGAAACATTGAAAACAGGTAGTAATTTAATACCATTTGGCATTGAACAGCTTGATAAAGCAGCAGGTGGTATGACTAGAAGTGAAGTTACAGTTCTTGGTGGTAGACCAGGACACGGTAAAACAACGCTTGTGATAAATATTGTAAAACGATTATTAGAACAAGGCTTTAAAGTAATGTTATTTAATCGTGAGATGACTAATGTTGAAATGATGAAAAAGATATTAGTAATGGAGTTTCCAGAATTTAGTTATGAAAGGATTCGTAAAGCTGGAAACATTGATACTGAAATTAGTAAGATTGCATTAGCAAAAGAACGACTAGGTGAAAAATACAAGAATCTTATAATGCACGATGATTGTAAAACTCTTGCAGATGCTATGAAAGAGATAGCTAAAGAGAAACCAGACGTTGTCCTTGATGACTATATCCAACTTATTCGTACAGATGGAAGTAAAAATAAAGATAGACGTTTTGAAATTGAAGATATTATGTTAGATTATAAATGGATTTGTAAAAAAATTAATTGTAGTGCTATATTAGTATCTCAATTAAATAGAGAAATTGAAAGACGTTTAGACCCAAGACCTAAACTATCAGACTTTGCTGAAAGTGGTGTAATTGAACAAACTGCTGAAGCGGCGTTCTTTGTTTATTATCCTTATGCGGTAGATGATAGAGAAAATGATAGATATGAGTCTGAGATTATTTGTCAAAAGGCTAGATATGGTCAATTAGGTAGTTATACTATGGGCTTCAATGGAGATAAATGTAGCGTTTACTTTGATAGAACAGAAGCTATTAGTGTAATGTCTAAGTATAAAGAATAATGAAAACACAAAAACTATTAAGTATAGACCCTGGATGGAATGGAGCGATTGCTGTTTTTGAATACCATCGTAATCACATATACCTCCAATCTACCAGTAATTGTCCATCCTCCAGGGACGAAAATGATTTAGCAGAAGTATTTAAAAAATGTATGGGCGACTCTGTATCAACTCGTAATGAAATTGATATTAGTTCCGAATCGATACGACCTAAAGTTGTAATTGAAAGGGTATGGAGTCGTCCGTATGAAAGAGGTGCTTTTGCTTTTGGTAAAAACTATGGAATGTGGTTAGGTATAGCGGCTTCCTTTGGGTGTGAAATAATAAGAGTATTACCTAGAGAATGGCAACTTACTATTGGTGGAGGTAAAGAATCTATTCCAAAAGATTATCAAGAACGAAAAAGGTATTTTAAAGCACTTGCACAAAATTGGGCAGGTGATAAACATAAAATTACTTTAACTAACGCAGATGCTGTATGCATAGGTGTACATACGATACAGGAGGTATTGTTTAATGAGTGAGAACGATAATGAATTATATCAAGAATATATGAATCAAAAACACGATGACATTGAATGGCAAAAATACCAACAACAAATTGAAAAAACAAAACATAGACAAACATTTATAAAAGAAACTAAAACAGACTTAAAAGATTTATATCGTATTAAGAAACAATTAGAAAACAAAAAGTTTGATGCCTTTTTACATCCTGAAAAATATCAAGACAAAAAAGACATTATCAAAAAAGTTGATAAATTAATTAAAATTAATAAGTTCTTTATTAATCATCTTAAGAAATCATACAATTAAGTTTACGCACCAAGTAAACAGACAAATCTAGTGGATAGTTATATTAAGAATATTGTACAGATAGGGTTTATAGCTTATCTAATGCTTCCATTACGGCTTTATTGTAATCATATCGCTGTACTTTTTTAGGTTCTTCTTTATCTAAACCATATAATTTTCTAACCGCTGGTTGTACAACTTGCATTTGACGAGTTTCTTTTCTAGGATATAATCCTAATTCACCTTGTAATAGTGTAAAGCTATTTGTTCCTTTAGACCATTTAGGTATAGTGTTAGTAAACAGACGATGCGTTTGCGTATTTAATACTCTAACTACTTCGCTCATTTTTTCATTACCAGATAACTCAGACATATCTTGGTATCCAGCCATAAATGCTAATGCTGAATCTTCATCCATATCGTGTATTCCCATAATGTTTCCTATTGATACAACATCTGATATAAACGGACCACCGAATGTTCCTATAATAGGACCTTTACCAAAGAACGCTCTTTTACGAGTTTCTTCATCACCAGCTACTACATCGTGATAATTTTTTAATCGTTCCCAAGTATCATTTTGTACAAGGTTTCCTAAATTCAAATTTAGTAATGGAGACATAATACCATTAATTGCTAAATATGTTAATCCTAAACGATACATTCTCCAAGCAGGTTCACTATTCCATTGTTTAGTAAATACAGCATCAGTACCATCTCTTACAATTTTTCTTTGTAAATTAAAAAAATTAAAACCATAATGTTGGAATTGTGTTATTATAGCTCCTAATGGACTACGCATAATTTTTGCTTTTGCAAGAGGCGAATAATCAAAGTGTAAATTTCTAGTAGCGGCATTACCTTCAGCTTCAGCTACTTTTCTTTTATATTGCTCAAATCTAAATTCATATTCAGTAGAATCATTTTCTCTAAATATCTTTCTGTTTCTATCTTTACTATTACGTAATTCTTCTACAGTTTCTTCTCTTTTCTCTCTTTTTAAATCTCTTTTTAATATACGTTCAAATCTTTTTTGATATGCTTTTGAATTAGTTTCAATAGCTTTCCAAGCCAATGCATAACCTATTTTAAATGTCCATCTACGATTAATATTATTTTCAACCCAAGTCATAGGTTTACCTAAAAGCTCAGAAGTCTTTTGTATTTGGTCTCCTATTCTATCACCCATAGACGTATCTATAACTTCTTCATATGTTTTTGTTCTTTCGTTATATTCTGTACGAGTAAACTTCATACTACCATAAATATCTGTAATTTCAGGAAACAATACACCATTATTTTTTAGCCCTTCATTAATACGAGCCATCATATCTGTGTCTTTATAAATTTCTCTAGCTTGTTTAATTCCATTTCCACCAAACCAATAAGTTAAATAAACTTTGAGTACTATTACGAACAGCACCTCTAATGTTTAATCCTAACTTACTTGCAAACTCTAAACTTGTAATCATTCTTGCAAGTTGTGTTCCAGCAGTAGGGCTATCAAATCGTGTTCCTACAATATCAGAATAACTATCAGATACATAATTCTTTAAAAAATTTAATTTTGCTTCTACTTGTTTGTTATCACCTCTTAATTGAGTTTGCATTATATCTTTCATTACATCCATATATTTTCTAGTATTAAATGCATTGTAGTTAAATCGTATTGCATTATTAGCATATGATTGCATAATAGGAAATACATTATAATTAATACGCTCAGCTCTTGCAGTAGTGTCTGTTAAATTTCTATTAATATAAATATTTTCGTTTAGCACATCTTGTAAATTATCTAATATGTCTGTAGCTTCTTTTACTTCTTTAGGGGTTTTTGCACGAACCAACATTTCAGACGCTTTAGACATTGTAGGAAATACATCTAAACTTAACACAGGAAAATATCCATTACGTTGCAAATCAGCATCTTTAAATTTATCTCTTACGCTTTCTAGTTTTTCAACAGTTTTAGCAAATCCGTCTAAATCTTTCATAACAACATTGTTGTTTTTTAATCCATACAACATATTATCAATACCTTGCATCATTAATCTAGTAGCTTCTGGTTGTAAATTTTCACGCCATACTTTTGCAGCTTCTATTACATTTCCAGAATATTCTCCTGTTTCTACTAATTCGTCATATGTTCTTCTATTATCTTCTTTAGTTCTTTTCTTTGGCGCAGATGCTAATTCGTGAAATTGTTGTAATACTTTTCCTTCACCTTTCTTCATAAACTCAGCTATTTCATTATGATATAATCTATCTGCCTCACCTTCTTTTCCTTCTCTTCTTAATTTATTATATTCCCCATACAATTTTTTTAATTCTTTTTGTGCTTTTGTAAACTTTAATTTATCGCTTACTTTAGAGCCCTCAATTAATGCATCTCCTTTTAACAAGCGTAAGATTTTATTTAACCCTTCGTTTGCCATAGAAGTTTGACCTTTCATATACTCATTAGATTTTTGTACATCTTTAAACCAATCAGCAACAAATGGAATATCTTTATACAGCTCTTGTGGTAAATACATATACTCAGCAAATCTACCTCTAGAAGTTCCTATATTTTGTATAGTGCGCTGTGTTAATCGTTTTAATAGCTTTAATTCTTCTGTGTAAGGTACTCGTGCTTCATTATTAGTTACTTGGTGTACTAAACGATTAAACATATCAGCACCGTGTTTACCAAATTGTGCTATAACTTCTTTATTTTGAAAATCTCTAGCAATTTCTAAAAACGATTCAGCATCTTTTTTTCTTTGTTCTGAGGGGTATCTACAAGCCATTTAACATTCCGTTATAAGTTCATCTATTAATTTTTGTGAAATTTTTTCTGGAGTGTCTACTTCATTACCCCATTTAACTCTACCCATATGGTCTAATCCAGGGTAACTACCTCCAGACATAGTATCTCCATTGTTGAATATACCGCCTTTATCTTTTTGATACAAGAATAAAGAATCTCCTATCTCTTGTGCTTTTCTAAAAGATTCTATACTTCTTAATTGCATATGTCTACCATACATACTCATACGTGTTATAACGTGTGTTGGTAGTTGTAGCTCTTTACCATTAGTAATAATATCTCTAACCATACCTACACCAAACATACTTTGCAATCTACTATATTCATCTAATTTACTAAATTCTAATTGCTCTCTCATTTTACTAGCGCTACCAGGATAGAATGCATCTACAAGTTCCGCTTTACTATGTCCTGTTGCAATTTCAAATGGTTCTACAAAGAATGAATGTTCTACATCTTTACCTGTAGCTTCATTCAATGCTTTAACATCTGTTTCTTTTCCGTGTAATCTATTGTATACATATTCATAACTTCTACCTAGACCTTTTACAAATGCATCTACTTGGTAGGTGTTAAACTTAATCATAGAACTAGTATTTGATTGTGAGTCTATCATATATCCTAGTCCTAAATTAATAAACTTTTCTACATTTTTTGTAGTAGGAGCAAAAAAGAAGTTTCCATTGTAATTTACTAATTTACTTGTATTCATATCAGGTGTCATTAATCTTAACATAAACCAAGTTTGCTGTTGAGCATCTAGACCTTGTAAGAAGCTATCTATTTCTTTGTAAAACCAGTCTTTAATTTCTTTTTCTGTAGTCCATTTTACATTTCTTTTATCAAAATATTCTTTCCAAGCAACGCCATAGTTCTTTTTAATTTCTCTAACCTTAGATTCAATATATTTATATTGTCCTTCATTTTTAGAAAATCCTATTTCTGAACCTAGTCTATATCCATAGAATCCAAAACCTTCCATAAGAGCTAATGTATTAATCATATCAGAATCTCTTACAGTTTCTACTGGTATTCCATTTTCTATAAAATCTTTTTCAACTTTATTTTCAATTTCTTTGAACTCTTCTTTTGTTAGTGAGTCTTTTTTTAATTTCTTTTTTGTTTCAAATATTTCTGACCTAATTTTTGCATCTCTAATTGCTTCAAAATCTTTGTTTGTAATTAATTGTCCTTTTTTATCTTTAGTAGGTTTTGTAATTACTAATTCTTTTAGAATTTTTTCTTTAGCATATTCCAATTTTTTAATTTGTCTATTATTGTAGTTGTATGAATTATAATGTCCTTGTCCTTTGATAGTAGCTTGTTGACGGCGACTTCTTTTCAATTTATCTATTCTATTTTGAATTTCATTTGCTACCTTTAATGCTTTAACATCATCTTTCCACACTTTATTAAATTCTTGAATTGCACTATCCATATCTTTTAAAGGTCTATTAGTTAAATCTGATATTTCACTTTCAAAAGCATTTGTTTTTGCGCCATCTTTACTACCTACAGGTCTAAACTGAATGTTTTTAATATGCATAACTTCAGACAATACTCTATCGTGGTGCATATAATTTTCATTTGATTTGCTTGTATTTGTTAAACGAGCATCTTTATTAAATCCACCAAAATAATCTGCTTGATAATCCCAACTTTTACCATTTAATTTATTTGCATAAATTTCTGCACGATTCATAGAATAATTGAAGTTTTCTGCTTCAGCTACTAACTCTCTAAATCCTACTCTTTGAGCTTCACCATCTTTATAAATCTTATTAGATAATTTTAAAATACTTTCATATGGACGAATTAATGCTTTGGTAATTATTTCTCTATCTTTTGTATCTATTTTAGCATTTTCTAATCTTGACAATTCAGCAGTTTCAATATCTTTTGTTTTTCCTTTATAGGTAACATTTTTTAATTTAGCTTGTACAAAAAATCCGTCTTTTGCATTAAAGAATATATCATCCATAATACTCTGTTTATCGCTAAACTTGTTAATATCGTATCCATTTTCATAGTCTAGTATTGCCTGGTTATAGTCTGCAATCTTTTGATATACTTTCTTTAAATCAGCACCTTCTCTAATAGTGATATATCTTTTTGAACCTTTTTCACCAAATTCAAATACAATACGTTCTGATTTACCAGTTTCGCCATTAATAAAATGTTGTTTTTCTGTAGTTTTATTACTTAAGAAATATTGTACAATTCTATTAGCATTCATTAATGAACCACGTAAATATTGAGCATTTTGCTCGTATGCCATATATTGTTGAATACTTTCAGGCGTATTTTTTAACTTATCATAATTCATTTGTCCAGGTGTTTTTTCTAACGGTTGTGAATCTTGTATCATTTCACGACCTTTAACATATTCCTTCATTACATTATTATGTGCATTCCACCAATAATTTACTGTGTCAATATCAAAGTCTCCTTCAGCCGCTCTTTTTACATCTACGCTATTTAAGTTAAACTGATTAGACATATCTTTACTTAAAAATCCTTTTAGCCCTACAATCATTACACTACTTGGTTTAGTATGTGGATTACGCTCTACAGCTAATGCTACTTGGTATTCGTTTTTAGGTAAAGATTTATACACCGCTTGTTGCAATTCAGCCAATGTAGAGTTTTGATTAATACCTTCTAGTTCTAAGGTTTCTTTAATAACTTTATTTTTTGGGTCAAATACATCAATAACTTTATCATAATTTCCTTTTACTCTTTTAATTAAATGTACGGTACCTTTTCTTTTTTTACCCCAATCAATAGATTTTAAACCATCTGCAGATGGCAACTCAGCTTCACCATAGTTGTATATTTTACCTTCTACAATTAATGTGTTTTTTAATCGGTTTCCAAGATATACATCCCCTACACCAAAGTCTAATGGAGATAATACACCGCTACCACCATACTGAGTTTTTACTTTAAATAAATCATTCATTAAATTATTCTTTACAAGATTTTCCCATTGTCTTGTCATAATTGTAGGCAAAATATTATTACGTGCAAATGCCTGCATAATACCTTCACTAGCTAACATTTCTTGTCCTAAGCTAAGTCTTGTTTCTGCTCGTTCATTTACAAGTGATTTAAAGTATGCTTTTGTCCAATTAGATTTACTTGGGTCTTTTAGGCTTGAGATTTTATTTTTTATTTCTTGCATTTTTGGTTGTACATATTGTAAGTAATACGCTTGTCTAGCATCTCTACTATTTAAATGTGAAGTATGATTAATAGATAATGTAGCATAATCTTTATTTTTCTTTACACTAACAATATTAATATTTTCAGGTAAAATATCTTGTTTGTATTTTGCATCTATTGCCTTAGCTTCTAAAACATCATTAACATTCATTAATTCAATTTCTCTTCTACCACCTATTTGTTTACTTGCACTAGTAAAGGTTATCCAAGCTACATCTTCGTTTGCTTTAAATACGTTTTTTAATCTTGGATTGTTTACCATAGCTGTTTTATTAACAAATACTTTTTGATTTGCACCTGTACCTAATATGATAGGTTTAATACCACCTACATTATTAATGTTTGTTTCACCAGCTAAATATGCCAATGCTCTATAATGTTTTTCGCTTACAAATGTAATACCATTAACGTCTGATGCATCAGCAAATTTTCCATTTGCTATTAATCCTTCAAATTCTGCTTCAGCTTTATCGCCTAATGTTTTATTTTCAGCTTTTAAATCTTTTATATCTTTTTTGATTTGTTCTATTACTGAGTTTTTTATATCAATACCATCAATGACTTCATCAGCTACAGTAACTTGTTTCCAGCGTTTTTTAGAGTTTGTTAAATCTTTTAATACTTCAATAACATCATCTTTACCATCAAAAGTAATTTCATATTTTCCACGTTGTCCTTTACGTTGCAATACTTTCAAATGCATTTTTACTAAAGCATCTGTTTGTGTCTGTGCACTAATATTGTTAAATAGTGATGCACGTTTTAATAATCCATTTAATTGGTCACCTTCATAAGTACGCATATTTTCGTTCCAGTAACGTTCACCAACAATTCTATCATAAATCATATCATTCATTACTTTATGCATTTTGTCTTGTGCTAATGTCCAATCTTGTCCGATTTTCCATTCATATACACCATCTGAAACTTCTACAATCTCTACTTCTTTTAATAAGTCTTCTTTGTTAATTCTTACATTTTTATCAGCTTTTAATCTAGCATCTAACATTTCTACATATTTCTTTGCAATAGTATTTAGATTTTCTCCATCAGCTTTTATCAGATAAACATATTCTTGTTTACCCCAACGAAATCCAATGAATTCTTGATTTGCTTTATTTTCTGGGTATCTAACATTAATAGACTCCCATTCTATTTGTTCTTTTGTTTTATAAATATCACTTGGAGTAAAATTCTTGTCTATAGAAGAATAACTTCCTGTAAACATATTTTCTAATGCATTATTACGTAATCCAGAATCTGATAAACTTTGTCTATTTCCTTCAGTATTAATTCCTCTTCCTTGCAATATATTTACATCTTTTGCAAAATCACTTTGAGCTGCACGAAGCACTTGCAATACTATAGGTTCTTGTATTAAATCTTCTGAAGTTGTTACATTAAGATTTTCTTGACTATCCCAGTCATAACGAGTGACTTTTAATTGTTTATTCTTTGCTTGTAAGAATTGTGTTAATGCAATAGTAGCTTCTTGCATATCTACATCTTTACCATTTACATCTAATTTAGGAAGTTCTTTTTGAAAATCTTGAACAAATTTATCTAAATCGTTTTTATATGTAATTTCTAATGTATCTTGTATATGTTTAACATGGTCTGTAATGCTATTACCTTTTTCAGGTGGTAAAAAGAACGGACTTGTTTCTGCAAAATTATATTTATTTAATATATCAGTTAATTTAATATTTTTTGGTTCTGGAAAATCTTTTTCATTAAATTTTTCAGCTCTCATTACTTCATCAATAGCTATATTTTCATCTTTATAATTTCTATTTAATCTACTAACTAATTGTTCGCTATATTGTTTAATAGTTGCAGCGTCCCAATTTTCATCTAAAAATTTTGTTTCAGATTTAGGGTCGTAAATTTTATATTCTTGTGCTAATGTAAATATTTCTGTAGCACTTTTATAACTAAAACGAGAACCTTGTCCCATTAGATTTAAGATTAACAATCTAAATCGTTTTAAATCCATATTTTCTGTACGAGCAATAGAATCAGTTATATCAGTAATAAATCGTTGTGTTTGATTTGTTAGCCCTTCTGTTTTAATAGTTTCAATATGATTAATCATATCTAATAATTTCCAAGGAGTAATACCAGTTTCATACTTATTACCACCACTTCTATGTAAGATACCTTGTCCTTGGATTACTTTTTTACCATCAATTCGTTTAATAAATTCACCTTTAGAATTTACTGGATTGATTTCATATGGTCTTATAATTGATTGTAAGGTAGCTAACATATTATCAAAAATCATAGGAGCTTCATTAGCTTTTAAATCACCTTTTACTACTAATTCATTCATAGCATTTAATATTTCTAACATTCCTAAGTTTGATTCTGTAGCTTGTTGTTGTTTAAGCGCTTCAATTGTTTTTGGTAATCCATCAGTTTCAGTTCTTTGCAACCAACCTTCGCTTTTTAAATCAAACAACAATTTACTTACAGGGCGTAGTGTAAAGTTTTTAGTAATACCAAAATCTTCTAATGCTTGTAGTACGCCAATATCTTCTATATCTATACGCTCACCATTGTTTTTTGTACCATTACGCAAACGTTCTATATTAAAACGTTGTGCAATATGTTTACCCATTTCTGTAACAGTAATTCTTTTATTTGCATTTAAAATGTTAGTGAATGCATATATATGATTACTTTCAAGCGTATCTGTTACAAGTTTAGCTTGTTCTTTTGTAATAGTCTTTGTAGTAGTACTTCCTAATGCTGGGTCTAAATTAGGATGCATTTGACGAATAGTTTGCAATACCGCATTTAATACTCTAGTTTGTTGCCTATCTACTTTTTTACCTCTAGCTACAAGAATGCTACCAACAATATTATTTCCAGTACCTTCTTCAAAGAAAATATCACTAAATGCTGAATTTTGTTCAAAAAGTTTTTGCAATCCATCTTTACCAGCAGCGGCTTTAATTGAATTATGTAAATCTAAAAATCTAAATCCATCAGCTAATGTTTCAGATGCATAATCAATTTGTTGTCTAATATCAGTTAATTTTAAAGCACCATTTATTGTTTCTAGTCCTTGTTGATAAGTAGCAACTAACTGTTGCATTTTATCTGTGCTAAATCTATCTCCTGTTAACTCCCAAGGAGTACTTGATTTTTTATGAACACCTTCTGAAGTAATTAAATTAACTAAATCATTGTATCCATCAATAGCCATTTCTGTTTGAATGTCTAATTTTTTTCGGTCTGCTCCAGATAACTTAATACGGATTTGTTTAAATTCATATCTTCCAGGTTCTATTTGAGCAAACAATCCAGAATCTTTACCAAAAACATTAATCATATTTAAAGCATTGGTATCTAATTCAGTTCTTAATTCACTCAAAAAGTTTGTATTTGCATCATTAAATTTATCGTATACATCTAATCGATTTCTTAACCCTTCTTTAGTTGCATCTTTTACAAATCTATTTTTTTCAGTTTTTGTTAATTCTCCCCAAGATTTAAATCTACGTTCTCTTTTAGATTTTAATACTTCTGTTTCGTGTTGTTCTCTTCTAATTTGAGAAGATTCTTGATGAATTAATTCATTGTAAATAGCTTCATATTGAGAATCATTTTTAATTTGATTATTTTCTCTTAATTTTACCTCTTTACCTTTTACAGTAGTATATCCAACATTACCTCTACCTCCTGTAATAATCATATTGTGTATATTATCTAATGATTCTAAATTTTCAGGAGTTTGATTACGAACTAAAGATGGAATTTCAGATTCTATTAATGATTTTAAATAAAGATTTGACCATTCAGGACTATCTTTCATTGAAGTACCAAATGCATTTAACAATTGTTCTTGCTCTAATAGTCTTCTATTAAATTCTTTGTGTGCTTTTATTCCTAGTGGTTGATATGCTTCCCAATTACCAGTAATATTTTTATACTGTAATTCTTTTCCGTGTTTCATTAAGAATGCACCAGTCATAAAACTAATTAATTTATCTTCAAACGGAATATGTGGATTTAAAAATACTTCATTCATACCACCCATAGTATAACCACCTACAGCCATTCTAGGAGTAGATGCCGCCATATCTTTTGCCCATTCTTTTACAAATTTCTTTCTCCATTTTCCTTGAACTTCTCTATTTAAATCTTTTAGTGCATCACGCATAATAGTAGCCGCATCTTCTTTTTGTTGTAATGCTTTTTTACTTCGTGATTTATTAAAAATAATATCTTCAAATGTTTTTACATTAGGTGATTGTTCAGGTATTCTATTCCATAATGGATGTTTTTTAATATAACTAGCAAAACTTGGTCCAATTGGTCCGCCTATATAAGCATCATTTTTAATTCCAGCTAAGAATTTATATTGATACATAAGAGCTTCTTGACCTTCTTTAGTAGTTGTGTCAATTGTTCCTGAATAATTTTTATTAGATTTTAAAATACGTTCTACACGTTGCATACCATTACCACGCAACATTGGAAGCATTCCGCCTCTAGTACCACCTGGAATAAAACGAACAGCTCCTAGAATATGTCCCATTGTAAAAGCGTGCATAGTTGTACCAGCAAAATCAGCTTCTATATCTCCACCTCCTACTTTTATTGCGTGCATAAGGTTTTCTACACCCATAAACAATAATGCCTCTTCTCCTAAGTGCCCATATAAATTTGCTACTTTACCACCTTGTTGCATCATATTAAATGGAATAATTCTATGTAAATTTTTTGCTATTGCAGTTTGCATACTTGTTACTGGTAAACCATCTGCTGATTTCCAAACATTTCTTACTATATCATCAATTGCTTCTCCAGCAATTTCTTTATTGATGACAATACCTTTGCTTTTAGCCATATCATCTATAAGTTTAAAAGAGCTTTTCATAAGTTGGTCTGAAAACTTTTCACGTGCAGCCGCATTTTTAAATGCTGCATCAAATTTTTTAATAGGATTTACTAGTGCTGGGTCTAATACGTGTTTTTTAAATGATTCTATAATGTCATCACTTTTACTAATACCATCTGCTAAGTCTCCTTTTTTACCATATTTGATAGCACCTTTTGACGTTAAGACATTAGCAATATCATCCGTCATAGTTTTAGTTAATTTTTCAGCACTAAACTTTGCAGTTTTTGCAACAGCTTTACGCATAAGTGCACCACCACCTACAAATGGAACCATAAATCCAGCTGCACTACCTACCGCTTGACCAAGTTTACCTCCTAAAGTTTCTCCTCCCTCAGCATACGGGTCCCAATCAGAAGCCGCACTTGGTATTCCTAATAACGCTAAGTCAGTAAATGTTTCTGCAGCCTCTCTACCAAAGTCCCATAATCCACTACCAAGATTTTCAAACATATTTTTTTCTTCTTGGAAAGTACGTCTAGGACCAATCATACCACCAGATTGTTGTGCTGGTGTAGAACCTATAATATTGCTAATAGGTTTTTGCGTAGATACGCTTTTTAGATTATCTTCAAATTCTTTTTGTACTTTCTGTTCTAGGTTTAAACCTTGTCTTAACTTATTTAAATCTGGCATTTATTACCACCCTCGGAATGCTTTGTTATATGCTGGTGTTAGTTGTTCTTTTTTATTGTTTAAAACATCTAATTGTATTTCCAGCAACATTTTTTCTCTATTATGTGCTTCTTGCTCATCTATATCGTAAATATTAGGATTATTCATATCCAGACCGATTCCTTGAGCATTTTGAAATTCTATATATTTATCATTTGCACCTATACTCTTTTTAATTTCTGAATTTAATTGTTTTAAAGAACTGTGACTAGATTGTATTTCTGCGTTAATAATATTCATTTGACCTTTTAAATTCTGAAATTTTGTTGCATCGTCTGCATCATAAGGTACAGTCATTTCATCTACTTTTACAGCCCATTCATTTAATACTGGTATTCCTTTAATAATATTTTGTTTACGTGCTAAAATGTTTGCATCATTACCATCTACATTAATAAACTGATTCATTGATTCAGCATCTAATGTACTTAATACTTGTTCTAATGTAAGCTCATCAGATACATCTGGAGTTAAAATGTTAGATTCATCTTCTCCTAATAATGACGGGTCTAATATTACATCATCTAAAGCATTCATTTGGTCTCTTAAAATATTAAAATCATAATCACCAAGTTCTACTTGTTGTATTTCTGCTATTAATCTATCATACCCAGCTTTAAATTGTTTTCCATGGTCGTAATTTGTTAATGTTGCTCCAGTTACTTGTTCGTATTTAGTAAAAAGAATATCTAAATTTGAAGTAACATCGCTACCATTAATTTTTGCATTATAAATATCACCCATTTGCGTAAGTATATCATCTGCTGCTTCTTTTGTCATTGTAATTGGTTTGCCATCAGCACCAGTAAATACATAATCTCCATTTCCCATTAAACTTTCTAATGCATCTTCTCTATTTTTAATAATAACTTTTTCTTCGCCATCTAAAAATTGACCATACCAACCATTAAATGTACTATCCCAAACTGTAGATGCTTCTTTACCCCAATTAGTTAATGCAACTTGAGCAAGTCCTTTTGCTCTATCCATAAACTTATCTTGTTGTTGTGCTTCAAATTGTTGTTGTTGTAATCCAAATTGCTCTCTTTTAAACGCAAGTTCTTTATCAAATCGTTCTTGTTGTTGAGCCATTTGTAATGCTCTTAATGATGCGTCTGTTTTAGCATCTTCTCTTCTAGCACGACTTTCCATCATCATATTTAGCGTTCTTAATATATTTGCGTATTCTACAGCCATTGTTCTACCCTACTTTAAAATAATACTTCCCAAAAACTATCTCTTTTTGCTAAGTGTTGGTTTTGTCTTTTTAATAATTTTTTCTGATTCTCTAATGAAGATACCGTACTTATTTCATATTCATCCGCTTCAGCTAATCCTTGCTCTCTAGTACGTTCTAATTGTGTAAATTGAGATTCAAATGCTCGGTCCATTTTTTTAGTTAAAAAATTCATTTCTGATTCTATTGCACCTACATTAGCAAACTTACTTAAATCTAATGTTTGTTCCATTGTTCTACCAATGCCTTCCCATTGTGTACCAGACTCTATTCCAGCTTGTTCAAAACTAAATTTAAAATCATCTTCAGCTACTTCACGTTGTGCTTGTGCAGTATCTTTTGTAAACCCTAATGCATCATTTAAAAATTCTATTTGTATATTGTTAGAAGCTATTTGCGCTCTATTTGCACTTGCTTCAGCACCAGCTCCACTTAAAGTGCTATAAATGGATAATCCTAATTGTGCCATTAAATATGGGTTAGCCATTACTCTACCTCGTCTTCCATAATGTATACTTGACTAGTATCAGCTTGAGTATCCCACAATTGTAAGTTTTCATCTACAATACCAGCCTTAGTTAATAATTCTTGTTCTTCGCTATATTCTTCTACAAACGGGTTAATAGTATCTCTATCTTTATAGCGTTGCCATATAGAATTTTTTCCAACCATATCTCCTAAATCAAATCCTTGTTTTTTACCCGTATAAGTTGTAGTTCCTAATGGTAGTAGTTGCATTTGTTCTTGACTTAAATCACCCATTAGCAATTTATCTATTTCTTCCCAAGGTTTATATAATGCATCTGTACCAGCCATCTTTTGAAATGTTCCTTCACCAGCAAACAACCATCTTGTATTAATTTGGTATGGACCTAAATCAAATCCTAATCCCGCTTCATTTTCTCTAATAATCATTTCTTTATCGCCTGATTCTGCTGTACGAATATAAGGAGCAACATCTTCCCAAGCCATATTATCACTAATCTTGTTATAATAAGGTTTCATAAATTGTTGTATTTCTTTAATACGTGCTTTTTGTTCTTTAGTTCTTGCGTTCTTTTTAATACTTACTAAGTCTTTATATTCTGCATAGGTTTCAGTAAATTCAGTCTTTTCTGCATCAGTAAGTCCTACCATAGCTGTTAAATCTGCATCATAGTTTGCACTATCTTGACTAAACTTATCTTTTATTAATTTGTCTACAACTTCAGATTTAGAAGACCATTTATCTAAACCATAACTTTTTGCTGACCTATCTGCTTGATAAATAATTTGTCCAGCTTTGTATGCATCTTCTTCACGTAATACTTTAGCCGCTTTAACCCCATAATATCCTGTACCTAATATAGGTTGTGTTTCTCCCGCTTTATATGTCCATCCACTACCTTTAGGCATTACAGGTACTTGGTCTGATTCTCCAGTAATAAATTGTTGCATTTTATTTGTTTGATACGTTTGTGCTAACGCTCTCATATCAGCTGCGCTATATCTATGTTTACCTATTTGCCAAGATTCCATACCTACTTCACTTAATTTATTTTTACCTTCAAAAACATCCATAAGTGTTACTTTATCGTATACAGCTTTACCTTTTGCTTTTTCTTCAGCAATTGCAACACCTTGTTCTACTTCACGCATACGTTCTTTTTGTTCACGTCTTGCGTCCATAAAATTAACTACTTCACCTAAAGCAGCAATATTACGTTGCTTTTGATTTTCTTCATCATAAATGTTTTCTACAGCCATTTTACCCATTTGTTCTTGCATCATAGCATCATACATAGAAGCCTTTTGCATACCAGAATAATGTGCTTTTCTTCTTCTTGCTGATTTAATAGCAGGTTTAGCCATAGTGTATCCTTGAGTTTTTTGTATATAATATAATACTTTTATTGTCTATAATCAACATTTTACTTAACCCTTGCTTGTACCCATTTTTTTCTTTTTGGAGAAATTTGTGTTTCTTGTCCTTGACTTAAATTAATCCATTTACCCTGATGTTTAATAAATTGTTCTATTTTATTCAAATTACCAGGATTTGCCATATAAACAATATCACCTTCTTGACCATCAAAATCGCTTGGCATAGCATTTACAAATCGTCCTTTTTCTTGATATTTATGATGCCCTATTCTTCTAGTTGCTCTTTCATTAGGACTTCCACCAGAATAAGTAATACTTGCAAACTTTTTTTCTGCTTGTTCAGCCATTATTTTACACTCTTTTGTCTGTATATTATAGCAATATCATTAACTTCAAAGTTTTGTCTAACTGCACCCAAAGATGCTTCTGTAAGTTGAATACTGATACTTTTAACGTTATTATTATCTATTGCGCTTGTATATAGCTCTATGACGCTCCAATCGCTACTACTAGGTATATTTGTAATAGCATTGCCACTAGCATCTCTAAATACACCAGTATAACTATTCGAACTATCTACTGAATATTTTGGATGTACATTAGTTGTTTCATAGTCTATATCATTAATAACGCCGCCTTTGTAAGTAATTTCTACTTTGTAAATCTTTTTTCTTGATTGATTTTCAAAATTAAAGAATTTTGTTTTTACATCCATTGTAGCAATACCAGCAGTAGGTGTTACAGCCCATTTTTGTAACAATGTATTATTTGCACTACTTTCATATCCATATAACAAATCATTATTCCAATCATTAATTAGATTGGTTTTATCTTCATTGTTTCCTTGGTCTGTTCCTTGTACAAACGAACCAGTTACTAAATCATAAATTAACACATTTCCAGTTGTGTTGTCAGCATCGTCAACTCCACGATAAAATAATATTTGTTTAGAACTAGCAACATATCCTAACATTGTTTCGCCTTTTTTGTAAAACGCATTCCAAGTACTTTCTGATACATTACGTACACCTTCGGTAATAAATAATTCATTTACAGAACGACCATTGTACATATATATTCCGTGTTCATTACACCATACTACACCATAATCTGTTTCACATACTGCGTTATGATGGTCTACACCTTTAAATTTATTTTTGCTTTCTAATATTTCTTGTGTTTTAGTGCAATTAATAACGTACATTGTGTTTTGTTTAAATTGTAATAATCTATCTGCAAAAGAAGCTAAACGAACGACATCTTCTCCATCTCCTACAGCTACATCAAGTCTTCTATCCATTGTAAAAGAATCAAATCTTCCAGCTCTCGACTTTAATACTGTATCACTTAACGTGTGTGTACGATTATATCTATCTTCAATTTCTACATTTCCTATATAAATCTTACGACCTACCATAGCAGAAGTTTTCCATTTTACATTTTTGATTAAATAATCTTCATTTAATCTTCTATTTTGCAACGGAGGAAAATCAAACATTACCCCTAAATGATATTTGCCTGGGTTCATTGCTGAATAATTAGCCATTATATTTCTACCTCTTGTTCATATTCAGGTGGTGCTACTTTACCACTATCTGCTATTGTCATTGTTTTAATACCGCTATCTGCTATAACGGAAAAATTTTCATCTAATACTTCTACTCTAAATTCTCTATCAGTACCTGCTCCTGGTAATGTCATTGGTACAAAATATTCATCCCAATCAGTTCCTGGAGTACCTCCTATTCCAGTTAATAAATCTATACTAGCACTACCTCCTCCACTTTCAGTAGCGTTCCCTACATATAAAGGCGAATTAGCTCCACCCCAAACTCTTAAAAATCCTTTTCTAGGAACACTAGTAGTTCCAAATCCATTTGTTTGTTCGTTATTTAAATTTACTTCTAAATATACTTGATGATATGATTTGCCCGTAGTAGAAGCACCTGTACCTGATTCTATCCAATTATCACCACTTCCTATAGCTCCATCATTATTATCTTTAAAATTAATATGTGTAGCTGGAGTAGTGCTATCTTCTAAAATATCTACTCCTTCAGTAACAGAGACAACAGAACCACTATCAGTAACTGTTTTACCATCCCATATACCATAAGCTGTTTCTGTAGCAGAATTATAACTTTCCCAATAATGTTTTCCACCTTTTTTTAAATCAGTATTCATTAAATAAATCCAATCTTCTTCAGACTCTTCTTTAAAATACCAATTTAAACCTATGATTCTATCATCTCCTAATCTATGTGGAGCATCTGCGGTTACAGTAGCCGCAGTTCCTATAGGTATGTGTACTTGAAACATTACTCTTTTGTTAAACAATGGCACAGTTGTTTCTAATTTATTTAATAAATTATCATATATAGTAGAAATAGGTCCTTCTTGATTGCCCTCATATATAGGAGTAACACCAAATACATAATTTCCATTCCATTCTCCACCTTCAGTAGTCCAATATCCTAATATTAGTTTTCTTGTAGTGCCATCACCTAAATCTGAAGCTGAAGGATTAGCGGTAGACATATCTACCATTTTAATATTATCACCAATTAACACTTCTAATGATTTTAATTCTTGAGTACCTGTAGACCATTCTTTAATGTTATGTATATTTTGTGTACCAAATTCATCTTTCCAAAATAATTCATTATCAATATAGCCAAACCATTTACTTTCTTGTCCGTGTAATGCATCTCCTATTCTTAAAAAACCATCAGCATAATAATAATTAGGATTAATATTAGCGCCGAATGTTGTTTCTATAAGAGAAAATGCTGGACTTGCATCATCGTTTGCTTTATCACGATACCAATATTTTACTTTGGTATTTGCTTTATCATATATTGCTAACCAATCTTCAGAAGTTGCTGTTTCCGCATTATTATAATCAGTAGAAAAATAATGTAGTCCATACCCTGGTTCTATATCGCTTGTAAACGCATTATAATTGATTGCTGTGCTTGTATTATTTCCAATACCAACTAATCTTCCAACTCTATGTACAGACACTCCTGTAGCCGATTGTAGGTCAATATCACGAATATCTTTTGCATCAGAATTATTATGTAATCCTCCGTGAAAACCTAATATTTTATATTCTTTTTTAGGCACTTTTCTTTACCTTCTCAAACGAACGCATTCCCCCAAGCCCGAGCATTCCGAGAAGTACTGTTGTAAGAGTTCCCATATCAAAGGTTGGTAATGCAATTTCATTTCCTAAGCTATACATAATAAATGTAAGTAAAGGTTGCAAAATAAAGTGATACCCTAATGCCGTAGCACATATCCATCCCGTAAAAGGTCTCCAACCCGCAACAAAGATACTTGTATGACCAGCTTCTACTTTATTGACTTCCATTTGTGCTTTGTTAATTTCTGCAATTAACTCAGCTTTTTCCTGTTTGTCTAAAGTAAACTTGTCTACGTGACCTGCAACCTTATCAATAATACTAGCAACTACATTTAACTTAGGCATTGTCCACATCCACATTCACAATTCATAATAATCTCCTATTGAATTTGTTTTTTAATTTTATCAAATACCTCTTTTTCGTCAAACCTCATACTAATACCAGGTTCGTATCTTTCAATTTCTTTTCCTTCTTTAAGGATAATAATAGTGGGAACAACTTTAATATTCCATTCTTTTTGTATTACTGCGCCAACAGTTTTATTAGTTAAATCTATTTCACCAATATAACAAAGTTTTGATAGCTTTTCTATCTCAACTCTATTTTTGTGATTCCAAGACGCATTAACTTGTATTACTGCACATTTTTGTATATTAAGTGCTTGTATTTGTGCAAAATTATCTAAGTTGACAGATTGTGAGCGCAACCAAGATAGTGATAAGCAGAGCGTTAATACCAAGTATGATATAAATTTGTTGTTCATCAGTAAACCTCATTAGTTGTTATTCATATTTATTAGGGTTTCTTGAATCATTTTAGTATCTTCTTTAATATCATCTACCTTTTCTTCAAGTTTATCTACTTTACCTTCAGTATTCAAAATTGATTCACGAATCATTTGGTCTTTTAAATCATATTCCATACGTGATACTTCTGGTTCTGGTAGTTCTTTAGCAAGTTCTATTTCTGCTTGTAATGAATACCACATACCAATAATCATACCTATGGTAACGACTATACTGATTCCAGTTTCTATAGATAATGTAAATTTAGTGTCTTTACCGACTTCCATTGTATTCCCCTATTATTTCAAATTAAAGTAAGGGGGATTTCTCCCCCTCCCTTTCTACTTTTTAGCTTCAGCTGGTGGCACAACTTTAAAGCCTTGTTGTAAAAGACTATTTATGTAGTTGTGTGTTCCACGTAATTCAGCAATTTGAGCTTCAATTACCTTTAATTGTTCTTCTAAATTAATAGGTTCTTGAACTATTTCTTTTGCTGTTTCATTTTCTTTAGCCATTTTTTCTCCTATTTTGCTATTAATAACACTTTAATTTATAAAATTATTATAAATTATTCAATTACTTTCATAATTCTTCCTATGGGAAACCTCCACCACTATCATCAAAATTAATTTGATTAAATCCTGGTGTGGTTTCTCCGTCTGCTACTATTTTAATCGTTCTATTGCTTGTTTCGTGCAATGAACTATGTTGTACATATTTAAATCTACAATACAATGTACCGCTACCATTAATACTAACAGCAGTACCAAAATTACCAGTACCACTATTTACAGTTCTATATGTAGCACTATTATTTGGAAATCCTGAGGTAGACGTTGCTACAGACAATCCGCCTCTTACTACTCCACTGTTTGTTGTATAGTACACATCTATTACATCGGAGGTAAATCCACTAAATGTAATACTTCTATTATAATAGCTTGTACTACCTGGATTAGATGCAATGCTTATATTACCAGCACTCCAACTACCTCCCCAAGAAGACGACGTTAAGTCGTGGTCATAACTATAAAACTCAGACATTTCATGTGGAGCAGAACCATCTGGTCTATTTGCTGCTGCATTCTCAGTATTTATTGTTACAAACGTACCATCTGATATATCTACCAATGAAGCATTCAATTCATTTTCATTGCCTGTTTCAGCATATATATCATCAATACTAATTTCTCCTGATGAAGGTAGTGCCATACTATTCAGCGTCTCTAATTGCTATTAAAGCTGTTAAATCAGAATCTACATCAGCTAACTGTTGTTCTAATTTAGCTTTAGCATTTTCAGAATTTAATATAGCATCATTAACTTCTTGTATTTCATTATAATCTATAATTTCTACTTCTGTTCCATCTGCTGTGTTTCTAGTAAGTAAATGTTGTATTTCTACATATTTACTACCTTCAGCAACTTCAAAATCAGGCGTATGTTCTATAATATTTTTAGCCATTTAACTTCTCCTTAAGTTCGTTAATTTGTTGTTGTTGTTCTTGTATTGCTTTTATTAATACTGAAGTAAGTTTAGCATAGTCTACAGTTTTGTGATGTTCTTCATCGCTATTTAATGTATCTATTTCATTTACTACTTCTGGTATAATTGTTTCCATTTCTTGAGCAATAACTCCAATGTCGTGAGTTTTATCTCTTTTATCTTTCCAATCAAAAGATACTGCTCTCATATTCATTACATCTTTTAAACCATAATTTAAATCTTCTACATTTTCTTTTAGTCGTATATCTGAAGCAATAAGAGTTGAAGAAGCTACTACATCACCATCAAATAATCCGTTACCATTAGCATCTAATCTAAAACAAGTATCAGCCATAGGAGCAGTAGCACTATCAGAAACAGCTCCTTCTTCAATGTTAGTCCTACCCATAAATATATAACTATCAGCTACAATTATTTGTCCATGAGTACCAGTACCATTACCAGCTGATTTTACATAAGTATAATCACCCATGGTTCCACGATAACCATTATAAATAATATCGTGATTTGGAGCATTAGACCAAGATGATTTATTTAACCTTAATAAACTTCCATTATTGTTAGCCTGAAAATAATCATTAGCAAATGCTCTATTAAAATATAAATTCGCCCAACCATTACCACTATTTAAAAAGTTGAATGCATCAGTTCCATTACCTTTCATTCTTAAATGATTAGTTGCTTCTCCCAATGCAAAGGATGCAGTACCAGTATTTCTTACATATATTTGTCCATCTACATCTAAATCAAAAGTTGCTCCTGGCGTTGTAGTATCTGATTCTCCATATCCAACTCTAATACTATCTGCTACTGTAAGTTCACCAGCTGTTGTAAGAGCCATAGCTCCTTGTGCTTGATTATGTCCGTCATCTCCCCACCAAAATCCTCTTTCAGAAGATTGATTATTCATTTGGAATGTCATAGCGTATTGATTTTCTAATCCGCCAAATGTAAATGATGATTGCATACCTATAGCATAACTACCACTATTCCAAACTCTAATTTTATCTCTTGAAGAAGTGGTATTATGAATAAATTTACCTGAACCATCTACCATTTTAATTTTACCAGCAGAAGGCAATGTATCAGCACCAGAATATGTTGCATCTACATTTCCAAACGCACTAGCTTCAAAAGATATATCCCAATTATCATCATAAAGGTCTACATCAGAAGCGTATCCTACTTGCACATTACGTACAGTAACTTGTGGATAGCTCCAAGTATCAGCTAGTTCTCCAATATATACAACGTGATTTGTTCCATTATGTCCAAATCTTACAGTTCTTGCGTGGTTATTTTTTGGCGTTAACATAAGAGCAGTTTCATTTACCCACTCATTGCTACCTGCTGTTTGATATGCATATCCAGCTATATAAAATGATTGACTTTCATAAGAAGTATAGTCAAATACATCTACCCAAAAAGAAATCATATCTGCTGGACCACCACCAGATGGTATCGTAATAGCTATTGCTCCAGTATGAGTACCTGAACTAGTTCTATACATAGCTCCACCAGGATGTGCTATATATCCACCATTTGCTGTACTAGGAGTATAATCCCACAATAAACCTCTTTCGTTTGTAAGTTTTATATTACCACCTAAAGTAATATTATTTTGTGCATATAAATTACCACTTGTATCAATAGTTGCTCTACGAGTACCACTACTTCCACCAGTAACAAATTGTATGTTACCAGCAGCATTACTTAAGTTGTCTGGAGATTCAAAAATTTGGAAATTGCTAAAAGTTATGCCCTCTCCAGCTCCTGGGTCTTGAAAAGATATTGCATTTACTCCAGTAATATTATAATTACTACCACTAATACCTCCAGTAGATAAACCACCAACATTAATACCATTGCTAAATGTTTTAGCTCCACTAAATGTTTGTGTTCCAGATAAGTGTGCAGTATCTGAGTCTAAGTATGCACTTGCAATAACACTTCCGTTCCAAGTACCAGTATTAATAGTTCCAACAGAAGTTATATTTGTTGAATTACCAGCGTGGAATACTCTATATTTATTGCCATTACCATTACTCCAACCACCCCAAGATAAATCATTAGTTGAGCCGTCTAATCCAAAATATCCAGCATAATCTCCAGCAACGTGAAATGTCATAAATGCGTCTGCTCCAGATGTATCTTGCCATACTTCTAATCCAGATTGATTTCCATTACTTGTTTCAATAGCATCATTACAAGTAAAGGTAGTTCTGTTTGAAGCTGTATTTGGTGTTCCAGATTGTACACCTTTTCTGGTAAATCCAGTACTATCAATGCTATCTAATAATTGAGAATTTGCTGCTGTTCCAGATGTAGTTAAAAATGCAGATGCGTGATTACCGTCTAATGTGTCAGCGTCAAAGCCATTTCCACTACCCTCGTCTGCAGTAGTTATAAATCTTACCCAACTTGTTGTACCACTACCACTTGTTTTTCTTCCATAAAAATTTTGGTCATAAAAACTACCACCAATTTGCATACTATAATAATTGCTATTATTACTATGAGTTACAGCTAATATGTGTTGATAGCTACTACTATTTACAGGAAAACCCTCCGCAGTTGTTCCACTCGAAGTTTCGTGAAATCCAGATTCTATTCTACTTGTTATGTCATTGCTGGTAACTGAATCTTGTCCAAAAGTTGCTGGCATACGGGCTGAAGAAAAAGTTCCAGATGTAATTTGACTAGCTGGTAAAACACCTATTTTAGATGCTTCTATAGCTGCATCAGAAGCTATATTATCAGTAGATAAGTTTGATATTCTAGCTAAAGGTACAGTACCTGATGTTAAGTTGGAAGCGTTTAATGAACTATTCGTTTTAATATACGCTACTCCAGCACTATCAATTAAATCTCCGTATACCCTTACTTTTCTTCCTTGTCCAGCTACTGTTTGTGTTCCTACAATGTTTAATCCACTTGCAAATCTACCAGCAGCAATAAATCCGTCATTACCGTCTGTTTGATTAGCATTACCAAAACGAATACCATTTGTACTTGTAGTAGATATATTGCCACTCCAAGTATCATCAGCATTACTTCTTAAATATTTAGAATCTGTCTGCGTAGTAATATCAAATGAAGTTAGGTATCCAGCTGTTGAATGGTCTCCCCAAGTATAAGCTTCATTCCATTCTGATGATGATGCTATTCTTGCATCTGCAAAAGTTCCTGAAGTAATTTTAGAAGCTGCTAAATTTGGTATTCTTGCAGTTCCAAATGTACCAGATGTAATCTTACTTGCTGGTAAACTTCCTATATAAGTTGCATCTATGGCTGTACCTTGCCAAGTACCAGTCATTGTGCTATCTGTATAAGCAATAGTTTTTGCAGTTCCCCAAGTTGTAGCACTTTGGTCTGCTAAATAATGTCTAATTTTTTGTTCTGATTTATCAAATGCTAAAGCATTTACATCTCCACCACTACCGTCAGAATATGTAGATAAAACTAATAAATCTTGATAATTATTATTAGCAGTACCAGTTAGTCCACCCAATGTAGCAAAGTATGCCCTTACTTGTTTTCTACCACTTGTTGTAATAGCATTAGGTTTTACATCTCTATCATCGGTTGCTGCTAAATAATCTACAGTAAATGTTCTATTAGAAGCTAAACTTCCAGTTCCAGTTAATCCTACACCACTTATAGTTCTTGATGTTGGAACTTTACCATCTAATGCAGTTTGTAAACCAGTAACATCAGATATAGATGCATTATCTAATGTTGCTAAATCACCTAGTTGTAAATTAACTCTTGCAGCTGCTGCACTTGTAGCACCAGTACCTCCATAAGCTAATCCTATAGCTGTACCTTGCCATACACCAGTACTTATATTACCTGATGAATCTAGCACAAGCTGTGCTGTAGAACTTACGTGTCCTAGTCTTAATTCATTTCCATCTGCAGCAGATATTACAAGATGATTACCAGCATTATATATCTGATAACCTCTAAAATATAAATTTTGACCACCACTATTACCTCTTTGAATCCTTAAGCCTGGGTCATTATCATCACCCAACACATGAAGCTTAGCACTTGCTGGTGTTGCAGTACCAATCCCAACCTTTCCACCATAAGGTTGTAAATGTAATTCTCCATCGTTAGCACCATTCCAAGTTTGCCATTGATATTCACCAGTAGCTATTCTTCTCATATAAGACATATCATTAGTTCCGCTACCAATGTTTAAACCTGCACCTTGAATACTTAATCTAGGTGTACCACCTGTAGTATATGCTGACGTACCTCCAAGTACTAATGGAGTTGCTCCTTGTTTAAAATAACTAGTACCATCTGCGTGTAAATTAATTTCACCAGCAATAAGTACTTCTGTAGTTTTCCAACTATTAGCACCTCCATCTGCAGATATTCTTACTTCTGCTCCACCAGTTGATGGCACTTTAAATAATAAATCACCGCCATCATCTTGTTGAAACTCCCAATTATAAGTTCCAAAAGTAGAATTGTCTAATCTTAATTGTGAATCAGTTAATTCTAAAAATGAATTATCAAAAGTAAGTTTAGATTCAGAATTTATACCACCAGAACCATCGTCAGTAAGTAATTGATTGTTAGAACCAGATGTAGTTACACCACCACTTTGGTCTACTAATTCATATTGTTCATTACCTTCATTCCAAGATAATACTTTACCATCTTCGTTAACACCTGGATTTAAAGCTGCAATAGTTTGAACATCAGCATTGTAAGCCAATACATCGCTATTAATATTAAGACCTAAATCATTACGAACTGCAGAATAACTTCTACCTTCAATGGTATTATTATCTGTAAATCGTGCATATTCATTAGTTGATGGACTACCGCTTGTATCTACTGTACCAGTACCAACTGGAACCATAGTATTACTAGCACCATCGTGTATATATAGAATATCAGCTGTATAATCGTATGCTAATTCGTATGCTTCTGTATTACTTGTAGTAGGTGTACCAGACCCTCTTCTGATTTTAATGCGATTAGCCACTAAAATAACTCCTTAACTAAATGTTCCGCCATCAATATGCGCACCATCTAAATTACCAGCAGAATTGTTTAACACTAATGTACCAAACTCTACATCTCCCAATGTTCCGCTAAATACTTCAGACGTATTTGTTGCATCTTTTATGTATGTAAATTTACCATTATCTTCATTGAATCCAAAAAATCCAACTTTAGCGTTTGTACCATCATTCCATTTAAATTCAATACCTCTATCTTTACTATCGTCAACACCACTTCCATCTCCACCAAGAGTAAAAATAGGGTCGTCAATAGTTACTACAGTACTATTTACAGTTGTTGTAGTACCATCTACTTGTAAATCACCTTTAATAGTAACTTTTTTATCCCAACTAATTCTCATAGACTCATCAGCTATTCCACTTTCTGCGGTATAAAATACAATATCAGTTTTATTAGTTGAAGCATCAAAAATTGATTGTGCTACTGCTGCTATAGAAGCTCCTAATTGTACTGAATCACTACCACTAGCTTCACTTGGTGCAGAAAAATTAATTCTACCAAGTATGTCGTTTTGCGTTATAGCTGTTTCGCTTGTATCTAAACGCAATATAGCTCCAGTTCCAGTAGTTACAGTTAAATTATTGTCAAGTGATAACGCTGCATTAAAAGTTACACCACCTGATGCTCCTATACTAAAAGCTTCTGGTCCAGCAGAATATGTATCAGTTCCAGCATTATAGCTTCTATAATGATAACTATTAGCTACTACATCATCTGCCATCATATCACCAGTTGCTAGTAATAAATCTCCATCTAGGTTTAAAGTATTTGCTATAGTAGTTTCACCAGTTCCTGAGTCTACCCTAAAAGCCTCTACTCCAGAAGAATCATCTACAATAAAATCTATATCAGAAGTACCTTGAGATATAGTAACAGAAGTATCACCAATTTCTATTGCTTTTTGACTTCCATTGTTCATCAAAAAATTAATAGTATTTGCTGTTGAAAAATCTATGTAATTATCGCCATCAGCATTACCAATTTCTAAATTAGAATTGTAAATACTAGTTATACCTGTTTGAGTAGGTGTAACAGAAACTGTACCAGAATTATCTCCTAATCCACTTGATACTTGATAAGTAATACCAGTTCCACCACTTAAATCTTTTAATGTACTTAAGTGAAATACATCAGTATGTGTACCAGCTACAGGATTGCTACTTGCGCTTGTTTGTTTTCCTATAAATAACTTTTCTCCACCATTATTAAAAGCTAATTCACCATAATCAAGTGAAGACGGATTTCCTGTAGAGGAATAGCTACCAGGAGCCGTTCTGTTTATTTTTAATTTATTTGCCATTTTATTTTCCTATCAACTAAATAAATGTTCCACCACTTATTTCAGTTACGTTAATCCATTTTTCACTTGCATTATCATATTGTAGTAAAGAGTCATCAGAAACGCTAGATATATTAGTATCGCTTAACTCTTCAATAGTATTTACACCAGCAACTTGAGTATCTACATACGTTTTTGTTGCTATAGTACTATCTACTGCTACACTAACTTGATTACCTGAACCAGTAGTATCTATACCAGTACCACCAGCAATAGTAAGCGTTTCACTATCTAAATCTATATTTAATGCACCCCCTGTATCTGCTTGAAAATCTAAATCTTGTGCTGTTATTGATGCGTTGATAGTTGATTCAACTTCATCAACATAACTTTTAACCGCCTTAGCACTAGGCAATGTTGTATCGGTACTAGCTACCGAACTTAAATCTGTATCTAATACACCTGATTTTAAATTATCTACTTCTAAATTAGAAATAGTGTTGTTATCAGCGTCAATTGTTTTGTTAGTAAGTGTTTGTGATGCACTACTTGTTGCAGTATCGTTTAAAGCATCTCTAACATTAGTTGCTGTACTATTATCTAAACTTACAGGTATTTGTGCTGCATCAATAGTAAAACTATCTTGAGTTTTAACACTATCTTGTAGTCCTACAGTTTTAGAAGCTGTATTATTTTGTATATCAGCTTTAACTACTGGATTTGTTTGTATTTTAGTACTTATAGCCATTATGCTACTGAATCAGTAAACTGCATATTCAATTTTACTGCTCCCTTTGAAATTACTACATCACCTTGTATTTGTCTTACATATGCACTACCACCAGCACTATCTTTTTCTACTAAGTCCCATTGACCTTCAAAATCATCAGCAAAGAATTGTATAGCTTCTGCTGGTAATGTCAATGTTACAGTATTAGAGCTTCTATCCGCAACAACGTCAAAATGTACTTTTGTTACGCTACCAGATGCCCATACATCGCTACCACTTGCAACGCCATCAGTACCTGAAGTTTTATTAGGACCAGTAAATGAAGTATGGTCATAATCTGTAACAATAACTGCTGAATAACTCATAGTTGTTAACATAGTATGCGTATTATCAAATGTAATAACATTAGAAAAATCTGCATTTTGTTGTAATTCTATATCTTGATATTGATTTGCTGAAATCATTTCACGCTCCTAATATAAAAATACAACGCTTGTTGAACTAGATTTTGTTGCACTAATTTTATAAGTATGTCCCTGTATTAGATATATACCTACATCAGCACCATTAATGGTTAATGTTACTTCAGCGCTTGTACCATTCATATGCACAGCTCTACAAGGGTCCATAGCTGAACCAGTTGCATCTACTGCTTTAATATAAGGTGCTACGCTTTCTTGTACTAAATAATCATTTAATCCCTTAGCCATATCGTTCTCCTATTATTTTACTGAAAATGTTTTCATTGTACTGGTAAAAAAGACCTTATTCTTATTACCTTCATTATCAGCAACTTTTTTATAAAATTCTCTCATATAATATTCTTTTTCTTGAAGATTACCCATACGTTCAGCTAATTGTGCTTTTACATAGCATACTATTGCTAATGACAACACTCTATTTACATTAACGTGTGTACTTTCATCAGGCGATGTATTTTCTGTTAAACTTGAATCAGCAGTTGTTTCTGGGTCTTCGTCTACAAATATTTTTTCTAATTTTGTATATTCAATACGTAAACCATTTGTAATGTTTTCATCTGGATAAATAATATCATCTAATGAACCACCTTTAACTCTACCTTGGTTATCAATAATTCTACCAGCGCTACGAACTATTTTGTATAAACGTAATTTTCTACCAGATTGTATAAATGCATAGGTTCTATTTGTATCATAGCTCATGGGTTGGTATCCTCAGTTACTAATGGGTCTGAAGACATTCTTCTAATTGCTTTATATTTATTATCATCTTCAGTATCTAACACACTAATAGATTTGATAGCAATTAATCCAGGAGGTAAATCATAATCTCTTGTATCTTTTACAATGTTTTGTTTATTTACTTCTGTATCTAATTCGTTGTTAGATTGTATTTCCATTATTGCATCTTTAATATATGCTATTGTTAAATTTGTATCACGAGTATTTGCTCGTTCCATTATCTCTAAAACTTTCATCGTTGAACCCTTTCTGGTCTACGTTGTGATTGTTGTTGTGGTTCATCAGCTGCTACTGCACCAGTAATACTTCTTAATTCAGCAATAGCACGTTGATAAAAATTTAATGATTGTTGTACTCGTGTATTTGCTAAACTTAAATCTCCTTGAGATACTGATATAACACTAGCCGCCATTTCTGGGTCTTCATCTTCTAACCAATGGATAGCACTTAAACTTGTTTTACTTGTTGCATCAGTACTCTTTACCCCACCTTCTAAAATCTTTTCAGCATCAGCTACATTAGACAAACGTAACATATCCAAAGAAGCCGCATATAATATAGCGACATTCTCATATTCTGTTAATATCCAAGCATCTGTGTTTTCATCAATAATTGGCGGTGCTGAATAAACAATAACTCCTTTATCACCATTTCCAGCTGTAACTGTGGTGTCTGCTACCGCCCCTGGTTTTGTATAAACCAAATCTGAAGTAGTATCATTGTAATCAGGGTCTGGTTTAATAAATATCTTTCCACTTAATTTATAATACTTAGGAAACATTTTTGTTGGAAAGTTTAAACTATCACTTTCATCAGTTAAATGAATCATTCTATCAGGGATTTCTTGTGCAATTCTTCTTTTTGTTCCATCATAACGATATACTGCTAATACTTTATCATAAGCAATAGATGAACCATTACCTATAACATTTGTATCTGTGCTATTTACTACATCTCTTCCATATATTTCAATTTCAGAAGCAACAGACCATAAAAACTTTTCAGGCAATGATGAAACAATAAATTTTGCACCAGCATTTAAATACTCTACTAAGAAACGAGCTTTGGATTCGTTCCCAGTGATATTATTTACTTTTTCCCATAATCTCATAATTCATTCCTTTTCGCAGTCCACTCCCCAAAGGGAGAAAGGAGGTAAAGAACCTTCAGGGAGCGACCACAAATTACCTACTTAGTACCTTAGTACCAAATAGCGTGTGATTCTGGCATCATAAATTCGAAACCAGCCTCAGTTAATATCATATCGACTCTTTTATCGATACCTGAGTTCTCTAAAGTTTGAACTCCGACATAGATAGAAGTGTCTCTATTAACCCCATTAGCAACAAGAGGTCTGTATTTAACATTGTTCATATTCACAGCTAGGATTTTGACGTGAGAACCATCTAATGCAATACATCTTGATACATTTAAATCACCATATACTGTTGAGATAGTTGTTACATCTAAGCCCATAACTTTCTTACGTCCAGTTACAGCTAAGTCAGCTCTAAATTGTCCGTCAATGCCAATGTTGTTACCAAAGAATCCACCTAGTTTGTGTAACCAAGTGTAAACCTCAGTAGAACATAGGAATACAGTTGCTTTATCGCTATTGTATCTTGGGTCTTGATATTGAGACATATCTTGTAGGAAGTCATCAATTGACTTAGCACTTGTCCAAGAGAAGATGTTTCCATAATTCAAGACATAGTCAACCGCACCCTGAGTATGTTGAATCCCAGCAGAATCATTCATTTGAGTTGAGAATAATCCAGCGTGTTCAATGTCCCATTTGTGTTCAATAAGTTTTTCTTTCCAAACTCTTGCCCACTCATTTGGTTCATATTTAAGAGCTGTTGCTCTAGCTGTATTAGTCATACCAAATTCAGTTCTGAAAATCTGAGTTTGTCCATAACCAGTTGAATAAGGGTTGTCTTTCCAACTTTTATCTAGAAGTGAAGAACCTTCAGCGTAAGATGTACCTACGACCATAGTTCTTTTAGCTTCTAGATTTTCAGCAATGTCTAGATTGTATACTTCACAAACTGGAGCATCACTTGCAAAGGAAGCCAAATAAAGTGCCGCAGCTGAGTTAGCAGCTTTAAGGACTGTTGCCTCAACTTGCTTCACTTCAGCAGTTGCTGAACCGCCACCACCTGATAGGTCTGCTGGTTCTTGAGCGCCTACAGAATCAATTCTTACAAGAATGTAATCTGTTACTGCTCCACCGCCATCAGTTGAAGAAACAGGTACTTTAAGAATTTGATTTGGCATCAAAAACTCAGGAGCTGTTCCTGCATCACCTACGTGAATTTCGGTATTTGAATTTCCTTGAATGTTTTGAATGTTACCTGCTGAGTAGTAATCACTAGCAACAAATAAAGAAACACTTTGATTAGCCGCTGTAATAGCTGCAGCACTTGTGTCTACAATATCTGCTGAATCGAATACATCAGCTGTACCATTATTAAAACCTACTACATAGACGTATCTTTTCATAAAAGAATGTCTTTTTTCGGTGTATTTGAATTGTGGGTCATCAGTTGGTTTTTTCGCTAAAGTTGAAACCAATCTGAAGAAAGGTGTCTGAGCTAGAGCTAATTCTGAAAATCTTTCAGAAAAGTCATATCGTCTACGTAAATCTCCAGTATCTAACGCTGAACCAGCAATTCCGCTAAAACCACCTTGGCTTAATGCTGTACTATCAACAATTGCCAAAGGGCTTGTTTTGGGATAACTTGTATCTGCCATTTTTAGTCCCTCCTAAGGGTATGTTTAGGTTATTATATTATACTATCTAACCCAGTACCTGTCGAAAGCAACTTATCAAAGACGGCATCGTCTACTGATTTTTCTTCTCTTTGTGCGTTCCCTGATGATGCAATACTTGTTGGCATTTGCCTAACATTCTTCATCTGATTAATTACTTCATTCCTAGTATTATTAGCTACCGCTTGGTCTCTATTTTCTCTATTCTTTAAGTAATAAACATCTTCCAAAGTAAGTTTGTGTGATTTTGCATAATCAATTAAATCATCATATTGCTCTTCAGAAACATTGTGTCTAGTTTTAAACTCTTGTTCCTCGGACGCTTTACGTGATTGTTCTGATTGTTTTTGAGCAAAATCATTCAATCTTCTTTGCACCACTCCATCAACAGTTGCATTAAACAACTTTGCTGATTCTGAATTAGGGTCTGACACAGCATCGTCATAATCAAAAACGAAATCTTCGTCTAATCCTAATTGCTCTTTTACACTCGTAGGTGCTGAGCCACCACCCTGAAAATAACCTCTAACGTGAGAAATTAAATTCGGGTCCTCTTTCATAGCATTTAGTAAAGGCATATAAGGTTCTAACTCTTTTAAACGAGTGTTAAGTCGTTTAGCTTCACGAGAAGAATCACTATATCTCTTTTCTAAATTTGCTACATCCATTTCTGGATTAGCTACTTGCTCTTGTTGTTCAGGGTTCCCTTCGGGGGAAGTTGTCTGCGTCTGTTGAGCTGGTTCTGGACTATCTTCGTCCAGGGTTTCACCCATAACTTGTTTGTCAAGCTGAGAAAAAAAATTTTCTGCAACAGTATCATTACCTTCATCTTGAGGGGCTAATTCTTGTTGTTGCTTTCTTTCCGCATCATCAATCATTAGGTTGTTCTCTATGTTTTCCATACTGTAAATCTCCTTAATTTACTATTATTATTCTGTATTATCAACGTTTTTATTTGATAATTCTTTTTCCCTATCTACCATACGTTGTTGCAATAGTTTTTGTTGGGCAATAGTCTTCGTAATTTGTGAATCTACTTCTCTACTACCTTCATCTATTTTATTTTGTATTTCAGATTGGATTACTTGTCGTTGTAGTGTTTCTATAGTACCTTCTTTATCTTTTAATGTTTCAGTCATACTTTCTAGTTGTTGTTGTAATTGACTATATAATGATTTACGTTGTAAGATAGATTTCTTGTTACGTATATCAGTATGCTCTAACATTGCTATATCATCAATAAGACCAGATTGATACCATTTGAAGTATTCGTCTAATAATGCCCAACGATTAATTGGTTGTGTTGCACCAGCTACAATACGAATATCAAATTGAGCAGCGCTATAATCGTTAAAACGTTCTACAACTTCTCCAAAATCATTGTACATAGGAATATTAATAGATACTTGTTCTATTTCACCTTGTGTTTGACCAGCTTCTGGTTGTACAATTCTAAACACTTTTTGTGATGTATAGGTAAATTGTGCAATATCTTTAAATACGTGCCCTAAGTGTTCTAGGGCTGGTTCTACACAATTGTTTACCCATTGTCTAATTCTTCTTGTTCCATATTCATCCATTGCTAACATACCACGATAAGTTTCGTGGCTATCTTGACCAACACCTTGCATACTAGATGAAATACCACTAATGTATTCTATATCTGCTTTTCCTTGTTGAGTTACAGTATAGAACGCATTGTTAATTGGTAATGGTTGTACTGGTGTAGGCGGAGTAAATCCTTGTCTGAATTTTAACATCGCACCTGGAGCAGATGAATATTTTTCCCACTCTTCTTCATCTACAGCACCTTCGGTGTATAACCATCTTAGATTACTTGCAAGATTTGCATTATGTAACATAATTTGGTGTGCTTTATTAATTTCTCTTTGTTTACCAATCATAGGCAATACCGCACTCATAGGAAATGGAGTATTGGTATGCATATATGGTACTGGAACAATTGGATAATCTTTAATTGGTAATATTGTTTCATATAAATACATATCACCAGCACTTGCACACATCTTTACTTGTGTTTTATAAAACTCTACGGCTTCTACTAAGTTTGACCTAAACATAGGACTTTTATTTAACTCATTAAATTCAGCTTGAGTCATTACTTGTTGAATAGTTTGTGTTTGAGCTTGAACCATTTGCGCTTCCATTAACGCCATTTGTTCATTTACTTGAGCCGCCATTTGTTCTTGAGTTTTTTGTAGTTCAAGTTCCATACGCTCTTGAAGCATTTCACCTTGTGCTACAAGTCCAGCTAATTCTGTTTCACGTTCTTTTAAACGCACTTCATTTTCTTGAGCCATCATTTCAACATTTGCTTTTGCTTGTTGTTTGATAGCTTCTAATTCTTCAGGAGTAGGTGTTTTCTTTGAAAATACATTAACAAAAGGTACACGTTCTTTTGTGTACACTTCATAATAATCTAGAATTTCATCTTGTTCCCCTTCTATATCAAATGCTTCTTGTTCGACATCTCCTGGTTGAATGTTTGTAGATTCGTGAACATCACGCATTGAATAATTTTTTGTTTCAGCATTTCCTGAAGCTCTAACAATTTTACGTTTAAAATCAGGAAACATTTTTGTTAATTGAGTTTTAGGCAAATTCTTTTGTACAATAATATAACTTGCATCTCTATAAAGAAAATCCCTACTCATAGGGTCTACATAGACATCATAAGGGTCAATAGTTCTAAATACCACTTCACCCATACCTTTATCAGCATCAGGGTCAATATCTACTCTAAAAAATCCTACCCCTTTAACTAAAGAATCTTGTATGACATTACCAAATAAACTTTTACCACCAGATAAATGCCAACAATATTCAGAAATCATAGAGTGTACGTGAGCAATATCAGTATCACTACCTTCTGTACCTACTGCTTGCCACTTTGGATTGTTTGCTGTAACAAAATATTTCATAATCTCAATCGCTGGTGTAATACGATTGATAATAAAGTCTGGCATACCACCTTCTTTTAAATCTTCTTGTTCTTCAGCAGTAAGTTGTTCATTTAAATAGAAGTCCATACATTTCTGAGAATCCATAAACCATTTTTTACGATAATAACTATTCGCTTTTTGAAATAATTCTCTATTTACAAGTGCTTTATTTTTTCTACCTTTTTTAGCCATTATTATTTCCTTCTAGTTTTACGTCTATTATTTCTTCTAGGCATTTATTTTTTTTTATTCTTCGTTAATTAATCTCGTATCTCAAAATGTGGTAAATCATCAAAGTTATTATCTTTTACTTGTGTATCAGAATCCCAATCTCCACCCCAACGAATGTTATATCCTAATGAAGTAGCAATTCCTTTAACAAATCCAGCAAAATAAGTAAATCGTTCTCTATCTTTCCAGTCTACTGGATAAGGAGCAACGTCTACAGCTAACGATGGATATTGATTATGTTTTCCTTTTGGATACTTAAGTTTACTAAACCCTTCTTCAAATAATTTGTTCTGTTCTTCTTCTCCACGATGTCCTTGCAATACAGTACAATCAAAGTCTTCTACAACTTTTTCAAATATCTCGATTAATCTTGGGTCGCAAGTATTTAATCGCAACTTAGATGTTTTTCCAAATTCAGCCATTATTTTGTTCTTTTAATTGCATCAAATAAATTGAATGAACCAAGTTTTTTCTTTGCTTTCATAAGCGTATCTTGATAAATCTCTTTATTCGTTCTTGCTTCAGGGAATACTTGTTTATATTCTTCGTCTGATAAATTGTTAATACCACTTTGCCATTTTTTGTATAATTCTACATTTCCGTCTTCTAATAAATGCGCTGGGTATCCTTGTTTTTTTGCATACATAATATTTGAAATATATTGGTCATCAAATCCTTTTTGCATATACTCGTGATATTGTCTATCAGCTCTTGCAGTTTTTGGACCATAAATTCCATCTACTTTAACATCAAAATTCATATTTTTTAATTTTGTTTGATAATCCATATCTTTTTGATTTTTTGTATATGGTTGTGCTGCAGTACCCATTTGACTAAAATCTTGCATATATCTAGGAGTTTTCATTGGAGCAACTCTTTGAGGACCAGGGTCTTTAAACGTCCCATCTTTATTATACTCTACTTTTCCTATAGGTTTTTCTAGTTTTGGCGGAGCAGGGTTTTTAAACGCATTATCTCCAGGACCATCATTCCATTCAATAGTTCCTAGTGGTTTTTCCATTCTAGGTAAATCTTTTTGTTGTTGTAGTCTTTGTAAAAATGCCTCTCTTGTCTCATTTGGATATTTTTTGTCTTGTGGCATAACTTATTCCTTATTTTTTATAAACTTTTTCTGCACCTGCAATACCAAACGAACCTAGAGTAACCCAAACAAACGAATTATAAATATAGTCATTAACCATAAGCTCTATACCAATAATACCCATAGCTAAATCTACAATTCCAAATACACACATTAACGCAAACGAAAGAAATCCAATGATATTCTTTTCGTTATATTCATTTTTGTCTTTAAATAATTCCCACATTATGCTGTTACCCAACTTTTCGCTTTTCTTTTTGGTTTATACCATTTAGGCTTACCACTTGCACCATCTTGTTTATAATTAGGCGGAAAAGCGTGTAAATTCGCATAATATAAACTCTCAATAGTGTCATCGTGCGCCATTCTTGGTCCAAATGTAATGATTTCGTTAATTAAATCAAACATATTTTCTCTTAAATATAAGGAACCTGTACTAAAAATGCCAGATAAACCTGAATAAATTCTATTTCTTTTCTGTTGACCCCCTGGTTTTTCAGGAATTACGCTAATATCATAACGATTAATTCTCCTCCTTTCGTCATTTAGCGCTTGAAAAATACTTCTATTCATAGCAACATCTTCCACAGTAGCACTTACACAATTGTATTTGTTATACAATTCAATGATATAATCTACTACTCCCATTTTATCCATAATACTTCCATCAGGATTTTTTGTACCAATAGTCGGAATACTGCGATGACGCTCGTATTCTAACACATAGCGATTGTTATTAGTATCTACCGCAATCACCATAATAGCACTAAAGTCTGATTCTTTTGTATTAATATCCGTAGCAGGGTCGCAGCCAATAAATACATTGACTGGTTTTCTATCTCCGTCCATTACTAGATAACTTTGTTTTTCTTCGGTATTATATTCGTAATACCCTTCCCAATACTTTAAATGTTTTTGTGTCCAAACAGAATCTTCTTCTGATTGTACTTCCATCATATATTCCTGATAGAATTTTGAAGGTGTACCTGAATCGTGATAGAATTTTTTCTTTTCTTCTAACTTTGATAAAGGAAACCAACTATCCCACAAGGACGTACCATCGGGTTGAATTGCCTTATACGTAATTACTCTCCACGCAAAATCTTCTTGCTTTTTCTGACTACGTTCGTAATTAATGATGAGGTTATTGATAAAGCTATCAAAGTGCACAGGAGTACCATTGACCCTAAGACGACCAGTATGAGGCTCAATAGCAGGATAAACAACAGCAGTAACGAGGTTGCTGTTTTTAGCCCTTGCTTCAGCCGTGATAGTATTTGCTTCGTGTTCAAAGTCGTCCAAAATGATGAGGTCGTATCTTTTATGTAGTTTACTACCTCCTCTAATACCCGCAACATTCGATTTACTAATAAGTTTACATCCATTTGTTAACTCCACATCTTCTTCTGTCCATTTCTTTCCTTTAAGATTCCCAAAATAATATTTGATAGAATCGTTGTACTCAAAATGGTATTTAATATAATCCATATTACCCGTACTTAGTTTTTGCGTCGCAGACACCCACGCATAAAATAGCATATCGTCTTTCGGACAAAAACAAAAGTCTTTGATAATAGAGCATTTCGTAAGAACTGTCTTCCCGTGTCCTCTAGGTAGAATAACCGCTAATTGTTTGACACTACTATCATCAATTGCATCCGCCATTTCATAATGAAACGGAGGAGTTTCACTACGCATAAAGTCATCGGGAAGAAACAGTTTCCCAAACGCTATTAAGTCTTTACTCGCTAGGAGTAGAGCTTTTTCCGCTTTGCTTACGTTTTTCTTGTTTATGTTCATTTGCTTTTACTTCTTTTTCGATAAATTTGGTTAATTTATCTTGGTCTTTATTCATTCGTATATACTTATCTAACACATCATCTAGCATACGCATATGATTTGCAACAAAGTTAATACGATTTTCCAACTCCTTGATAGAACGAACAATATCGTGCTTTGTAAGAGTCGGTTTATTACGTTTTCCCATTTATCCTCCTTGACCTACATAACGTTTCTTATAATATTTCTTAGACAATTTGTTTCCAAATTTGGTGTTCTTTGATTGTCCTTGTCGTGTTTTTTTCTTTTGCACTTTTCGGACTTTCTGAATACCAAATACTTGTCTACGAGCCATTATTTTTTAACCTTTTTCTTTGTAGTTCTTTTTTTGGTTGTTTTCTTTTTCTTCGTAGCATACTTTCTTCTGCTATGACCTGTTTTTAAGTCGTTTCCGTTCATAGTAAACATCTCCACAATTGCTTTTTTTATTTTATTGAAATTAAACATTAGTTCTCCCAACAGTTTATTTGTTCTTTTGTAAATTCCATTGTAATCCAACCCGTACGCTGAATGCCATAAAATGAGTATCGTGCATAATCTGCATAACGCATAAACGACCCTCCTCTTACATACCATTTACGTTTAAGTGTTTCTTCTCCGTTATTGTCAATTGTTAACGAATCCATTGGTTTACAATATAGTTGGTGATTATGTCCTAAGAAAAAGACATCTCCGTCACTATAGACAGATGCCATTTGATTTAATTCATTATCACCATTCTTTGCGCCGCTTTTTCCGTGTCCACTTACTAAAAACCAGTCTTTACCTTGAATACTAATCTTTGCATACCCTGGTAATCTAAAGTAAGGTACATCCATTTCAGCCGCTAAAGTCTTACAGACATCAAAGTCTAAAATATTAAAACTACGTAAGTAGTCGTGGTTCCCGCCACGAATAAATAGGCATTTATCCGCAATTGGTTGCACCAATTTTAGAAAGGCGGTGTATTGGTCCTCAGGAGCCATAGATTGTCCACGCTGATTAATGTTATAATTCGGTGGAATTAGTTCAATCAAATCACCATTACCAAACCATCGTGCATTCGGGTCTTCGTAAATAGCTTTAATTGCTTGTTGAAACTTCTTTAAATCAAATTCGTTCGCTCCAACGTGTACATCCGTCAACCCGTGAATACGCAACCTCTCATCACTTGACACCTGAAAGATTTTTCCAGGTTCAATATGTTTAGAGTCATATTCTTTTATATCAGAAGGAATAGGTATTGAAAACCATTTTCCACAAGACTTACAGCTAAATTGTTGTTTTACTGTTTCTTTGTTTCGTTTTTTCCCTTCTTTTTTGGTGAGCATACTACTACAATGTGGACATATCATCAGTTTCCTCCTGTGGTTCCACTTCATCTTCAAAGGCATCAGGTAATGCTTTACGCTGTGCACTTTCTATTTGGTCTGGTGAAAATCCTTGGAATAATCCTACGACACCTGTATCAATTTTCTTGACTTGGTTTCCTAGAGTACCAATAGCTTTTCCCAATTCTTTTAATGATTGTAGTGCAATATTCTGGTCTTCACTAGTATCTGCTAGTTGTTTCAGCGACCCTAAGATATATGCGTGGTCAATTCCTAATTGCTTTGCTATATCCTTTGCACTTTTTTCTACTTCACTCATAACTCTCTCCTGTTTAAGTAATATTACTGCTTTTTTTCGTGCTTTTTGTGCATTGTCTTCTTTAAACGTTTGCATATACGCACTTACAGCATCCGTTCCTACCGCAACTTGTGTTGCAAATAATTTTTCTTTCTGAGTACACTTGGTTCGTTTCTTCATTCGTTGCGCACCCGTTAATAATTCTGGATTGGTAGAAAACGTATATCTATTTGGGTGTTTATCAAAATCCGTATCCATAAAAGTTTTAGGTTTATTTAGGAATGTACCTACAATTGTTCGGACATATCCGTTTGTGAGCTTATAATTTTTTGTATCTCCAGGGTGGGACATTGATTTTGCTTTTAAAATTTGAACAATATTTCCATCATCACTATATACCCAATCACCTTCTTTGGCTGTTCTCCAATCTTTCACAATAGGAGTATCTTTATCGTGGTGGTCATAAAATTCTTCCAAGGTTTCATAGACATAATGGCGTTTATATTTAATCGTATTCGATTTCATTTTTTTTTACTTAATTGCTTATGTAAGGACTCAATTAAATACATTACTTCCTTATCTACCCAATATTTATTTCCATTAATCTCTAAAGGTACTTTTTTTATTTCATCTTCCATATCAATTGTAGACAATACCATATCTTCGTCTTCTATGTTATCGTTATTTAACCATTTATGGATTTTCCCCAACTTTTCCAACTCCTCTAATATGTTGAGTTGGTCTTCTAAAGGAAGTCTTGATAACCATAATATTCCGTGTGCCATATTTTTTTCCTTGACAACCCACTCCAAACACCTTAACTTTACAAGGTTATCTACCTGTTATCTACTAGTATATACTAGTAAATAATTAGTAAATAATATTTATTTCTTTTTCTTTGGTTCTTTCTTTTTCTTTAAAAGTTCGACCAACTGTTTATTCAGACGTTTCTCAGATTCTTCTCGTTGTCTACGAGCAACACCTGTGAGACCATCTCTACGAATATCTTTAGAAGTTATTGTCATAATACCCTAATATAAGTAATAAAACCCATGTGTTCCAACATTTTTTTTCACCATTTTGAAATAGACCTACTCACACACACCCTACCCCCCTAACTGTGACTTTCAATATCAATTTTTTCATTATGAGGAGAAATCAATTATGGCTAAAGCGAAAACAAACGCTACTCCCGCTATAGATGAGAAACAGCTAATGTTAAAGCTATTCAATGTTCAGGTACAACTGAAGATGGCTAGTTTGACTAAGCGTCTCAACTCTAGAGCTGGATTACCAGGTTGGTTAGTAGACAAAGAGATTAACTCTTTAATTGACTCAGCGAAGACTATGGGACTTACGGGCGAAGGCTCAGATGTTAAAGCTTCACTAGAGGAATTTAAAGCGGTAGCTTCGTCTATCCAATCTAGTTAACAGTAGCTAGTGTCTGAATAAGATTCGGGGTTTAGTGCACCTGGCAACGGAACGCACTTATTTACTTTATTTTATTTATTATTATTATCATTCTATTACAGATACAGTACTATTTTAAGTGATATGGCATATATACCTTAATATTTTAATCATATGTGATAGATATAGTTTAATATGTAAAGAGAAACACCCTATATACTATAAACTTTTAAGTAAACATGGGTAAACAACAATAGATTTACACAAATCGCTGAAATACAGCGTTATTATCTCTAAGTGATATGTCGTATTCACATTGATAATATAATGCAACCTATGCACATTCTCGTGCGTAAAAAGGACGAAAAATGAGAATAAATCAAGTTCTTATGATACATAAAATCAATGCAATACTATGTGGTGGTTATATGACACGTGGTAAAGTAGAGATTATATGTGAACTAATACGAAAACAGAACATTGACGCTTCTAATGAAGACATTGATGTATTGTTACGTACCATAAGTGTTGTAGAAGACTACAACTAAAATTACCATTATAGTATGGCAACGATGTAGAGATGAGGATTAGTCCCCTTGTCTCTATATCATATAATTTGGTGGAATTATGCCTCTTGTGGGCGACCGTAAACTACGTGGTTAATCCAGGAAAGTAGTTGAAACGTGACCAGTCTTATATAGTATTATCTATTTCGATATGCATAGTAGATAGTCATTTACAATCACGGTATGTATAAGATGAATGAAATATTTGCACAAATCGGTTATATAAATCCAGGCATCAATGCATAATGAAACCAATAAGTTTTTTTTCTCGTAGTAAGGACCTTTATCGTTCATTACCTCGTTCCTTTGGTTATGTTGTTTATCAATTAGGTTGGTAGAGGTCCAAAAATTATTAAAATACGGCTATATAAGTGGATAATAATGTAACACCGCACATAATCCACCTTGAGGCAATTGGATATCAAAAGTATATCTGAGTAGTTAGGCAATGGTTAAATGACTGAGCAAACCTATGCTAATCAAGATACCGAACAAAGATAAGCGCAGGTGTATCTTAAGTGGTATTGTAGGGGGATAGCTTCCCAATGCGTAATCCTACTATAGACGTATTTTAATATCTTTAATCAAGTAAACAGAAAGTAGGTAGTTATGAATATTAAAAAATGGGAGTACAAGCAACGTCAAGCTCCAAATAAACAATCGTTGCATTATAGGAACTTTATGAAACAATATAGAGCTTATAATAAATTTATTGCTAAATGGGGTAGATTACCAATGCAAAGTAATAGTTGTAATCGTAGACCTATTGCAGAGCGTAGATTATATCAATGGGCATCACAGATAAAACATAGAATGCAACAACGTAAACTTCCGCAATGGAAATATAATTTATGTACAAATATTGCTGGTTGGGAATGGAATAGACAAAGTAATGTATGGACACAACGTTATTTAGAATGTAAAGCATACATAGAACAATATGGTCATACTCCAACACAAATACGACCAGAACGCTTTCCAAAAAGAATACATAAAGGAAAGTGGATTTCACCAGTTGATGCACAATTACACACCTTATCTATATGGGTAATGTGTCAACGCAAGAAGTTTAATAAAGGTGAATTATTACCACAACGATTAAACGCATTAATAGATATTGATTTTGAATTTGAACCACCTATGGGTCGTTCCGTTAGAACTAATGGTATGATAGATGGTATGGATACGATGGAAAATATCAATAGAATAGTAGAGGAGAATGATTATGTCTAAACCTTATCATCAGTATTATAATGAAATACAACATACTGATAAACGTAAAAGTATTGCTGTTCTAAAAGCATATAGAAAATACAGACAAGAAACATTGTTAGGACGTATTGCAATTAGAATGGATAGTTTAATTGATTTGCTAAGAAGGAGGTCTTAGTATGGGAATGGATTTAGTAGCAAAAAAACCTAAAAATGAGAACTACACGGATTATAGATTTAATGTCTGGGGTTGGAGACCAGTATGGGACTATTGTATACAATATGGATGTGAAAAATATATTAAAGATAGAAAGACACCACTTATATCAATAGAAACAGCTCAGAATGGACATTATAATAGTGGTCATTTAGTCTCAGAAGAAGAAGCAAAGAAATTAGCTGAAATGATTAAAGAACATCATTTAAATGGCACATTAGATAAACATCACGCTGGTATACAAGCTGGGATAGAAGAAGCAAAATTATTTAATGCTGAGTTAGAAAAGAGATTAGCATCTTTAAAGAAACAAGCAGAGAAAGAAGCTGGTAAATCTGATTTAGCACCAATCAATTATCCTGAAACATATAAAAAGAGATATGATGAGCTTGTTGAAACTCGTGATTGGCGTAGTTATTATCCTTTTCATAGAGAAAAAATGTTAGACTTTGCAATATTTATGGAACAATCTGGAGGGTTCGAAATATGGTAAATAAAAACAGCCAAAAATACCGCATCTTAAAGCACTTAAAAAGACATAGACGCATCACATCAATGGAAGCGTTTACAAAATTTAATGCTACAAGACTTAGCGGTATTATATACAATCTTAGAGATGATGGGTTTATCATTAATACAGAACGTATTGTAAAAAATGGAAAATCATTTGGACGATATTATCTGATTGAAAATGATACAAACGAATCGTTGTTAACTCAATATTTCTTACAAGATTGGGCAGTAATTAATGGTTAGCACTCTACTTGTTTTACTTGGTGCGTAAACAAAAGGTTGAGGTGTATTCCTTGTGGATATGCCTTGACTTTTTCTATTGATATTACTATATTTAGAGACATTTCAGGGAGGAAATATGATAGATATTCCAAAGATATATAACGATTATCTACAACAAAAAAACAAAGAAAATCGTAAAAAGTACAAAGATTACCAAGAGTGGTTTAGTGCTAGTAGCGCAGGTAGTTGTTATAGAAAGCAGTTGCATAGGCAACAAGATTTAACGCTAGAACCTTTAGAAGAAAAGAGTGCAAGACTTTTAAGATTAGGAACTTTAGTACACGCAGACTTTGAACAAGCATTAAAAGATTGGGACATACAAGAACACGTAGATAAACCTGATGAGATACAAGTATTTACAGAACATAGAATAGAAATACCTGAACTCAATGTAATGGGTCATTTAGATATTGGTGTTGTCAATCGTGAAGGTGAAATGATACACGTATATGATATTAAAACCGCAGGTGCTTGGAAATGGCGTATGAAGTTTGGTAGAAATCCAGACAAAAGTCCTAGTACAAATTATGAGTTACAGTTAGCTACATATGCTATAGGACTAGGAAACCAAGAAGATATAACTGATGTGAGATTATCAATTATGTGGTATAACAAAGATAATTCACAAATGAAAGAAGAGCCAATTTCTAATATGTATATGGAAGCGGCGTTTGATTATTGGACAGATTTGAATGAAACAAGCGATAATGTGAAAGGTGAAGCAGAAATGTTAAACCCTGGAAGTGAAAATGTTCCTGTATATAAGTGGGAATGTAAGTATTGTGAATTTCAAGGTAAATATTGTCCTGGATTATATAACATTTAAACACTAGAAAGGAGGAAATCTAGTGATAGAAGGTGAAACACAAGAATGTGTTATTTGTAATCAAGACATAGATAAGCAAATCTTAACAAGATATAACCCAATTACAGATACTGAAGTAAGAGATGTATATTGGACGGAGGGACATAACGCTGAACCAGTTAAAAAAGGTAGATGTTGCACACATTGTAATAATACAGTAGTAATACCTACACGACTGGCACAGTTACTTCCTGAGAATGCTTTAGATGCGGAGATTAGAAATGACGCTTGATACATATAAAAACCCTAAGAATTGTTGTCTTTGTGGAGAGAAATTAGGAAACCCTTATGGATTCAATGCAGAGCCAATAAAAAATGGAAGATGCTGTGCAGTATGTAATTACCAAGCAGTATTACCAACACGATTAAAACTATTTGTAAACGAAATAAAGAAAGAAGGTAAACACGATGGCGAACGTAAATAGTAAAACTTTTGGAGATGTAGTTGTTTATGAAAGTGAATGGCGTTCATTTCTAGAAGTGCAGAAGTCTGGAAATCATAATATGATGAGTCCAGCAGCTAGAGTAGAGGGAGGTTGCGACAAAGAAACTTGGTTTGCAATGCTATCTAATTATGAAACACTTGAAAAAGAATGGGGTAACGATGAAACAGAATAACGTATTTGAAGTACTAAGTAAAATAGACGTCAAAGAACACATTGAGAAGAAAGGTAATTTTAGCTATCTTTCTTGGGCTTGGGCTGTGAGAGTATTATTAGAAAACTTTCCTCAAGCTACTTGGGAAGTACATACTTATTTTGATAATGGTGTAGAAACACCTTATATGCGTACTGAAGCTGGTGCATTTGTACAAGTAACAGTAAGTATAGAAGAAGTACGAAGAACTCAAGTACACCCAGTATTAGACCATACAAACAAAACTGTATTAGAACCTAATGCTTTTCAAATAAACACAGCAATACAACGTTGTTTAGCAAAAGCAATAGCACTACACGGATTAGGATTGTATATCTATGCTGGTGAAGATTTGCCAACAGCTCCTGATAAATTAAATAAAGAGCAATATGAATCTATCTTTGGATTGTTAAAAGTAATTGACGATAAAGAGTTAGAGGCAAAAGTAATCGAACAAATTGGTGATGAAACTATCAATGATGCTAACTTTAAAGCGGCGTATGCAAAACTAAAACGCAAAGCTGATAAGGTAGGTGCAAAATGAAGTTAGAAGAAATCAACAATACAGACGATTATAGAGATGATGTATATAAAGTAAACGCTAAATACACAATAGGTGTGAATGATGGTAAAGAATTTCGTGAAGCTACCTTTACTGGTACAAAGCTATATCACGGAAAACCAATAATGACATTTGTAATGTGGGGTGGTACACGTAATGGTCATCTAAACTTGAATATTAACCAAAGCTATCTATCTTATGCGATAGAAGAGCCAATGGAGGTAGAACAAGATGGGTAAATTTACTCGTGAAGACGCAAAAGCAATGCTAGATGCTGGGAAAATAGACCAAGAAACTTTTGACGAAATGGAAAAAGATGGTGCATTTTCTAATTCTAGAAGAAGTACAACACGCTTTATTCAAACAGCAGATGGAACTTGGGTTTCTCCAAGACTCTATTTTGATGGATTAGGTAAAGCACAATACAGCGATAAAATGCTTGAATTGAAAACAAAGGTAAATTCTTTATTTCAAGAATATACCACAACGGAAACTGGAGACACTAAATGAAACCGATAGAAAATGCGATATACAATGAAAGTAAAAACACATATAAACCAATACCTGAAGGTACATATCCAGCTCATATTAACAAGTTTGAGTCAAAAGAATATAATGGTGCATATGTATTTAATATCACTTTTAAAGTAGCAGAAGAAGCCAAGGATATTGAGTTTGCTGAACAGCAGAAAGATAACAATGGTAAATTAGTACCAACAGGTGCTAGTGTTACTGGGAAACAAGCTGTAGGCAAGGAATATCGTACTGATAAAGGTATATGGTTAACACCAAACTTATCTGAAGAAGATTCTTGGAAGAACAAACGTTATGCTGAGTTCTTTGCAAGTATTGGTATGGCTTTTGGAACAGACAAAGAGGGTAATACTCAATTACAAATGGTTGAAGAAGCTGATGTAATGGGATTGCCTTGTTTAGTGGAATTGGTAAATACTGAGTTTAAAAATCAAGAAGGTGAAACTCGTTCATCACTTAAAGTAGGTAAAGTACATAAGTGGGAAGACGGAGAACGCATTAGTTCTGATGAATTAGAAGCAGACGATTTACCATTTTAAATCACCAGACAGCGGGGTAGATGAATTAAACCTAACCAGGTTATCTTCATATTTCTACCCCAAGTCTAATTTAGGACTTTGTTTCCTGAAAATTATTTTGTATATTATATGAGGGCTCACGTATTGAGATTAACCAGGATATTCCTGGTCATGTGAATACAGGTATGGCTACTTAGAGCTCTCGTATAATAAGGAGGAATCATGGATAAACTTAAACAAGCACAAGAATTGTTGCGTCTTGGTACTGTTTGGAATAAAATTATTGAAGAAATAAAAAACACTTTAGAAATTGGTTCCAGCGAAAAAGACATTATAGATGATATTGTGCAAAGAACTTGGGCTGAGGAAAAAGAAAATGAACGAAGCAGTAATAACAATTAAATTAAGTGATAGCGAAGTAAACTTACTTAGCGAATGCTTATCAAACACTACATTAAACGGAAAACACGAACAACCAATTAAAAAATTAACCAAAGACTTTCAAACAATTCAAGAACTTGTTTCAACAGAAAGAAGAAAAAAGAATTTGTTAGAAAGCAGAAAAGGATTAGTAGAAAATATGGATTTATCTACTGTAAATCCTAATTGTGAGGTATGCGATGACTGAATGGAAAGCAGTTCCAAAGAAAGGATTTGTACACTTACACACTTTAGATATAGGTAATAAATTTGAAGTCAATGGCTTAACTGCTATGCTAGTTAATAAAGGAATTAATTGCGATGTAGTTATTCTTGAAAAGAGTGATTGCGAATGGCATAGAAATTATGAATCTTATTATAGCGGTAAACAAACGTGGGCTAGTAAGACTGAAGTGAAACCATTATGAAGTGTGAATGTTGTGGACATATTAACGGAAGAAAATATAATCCACAAAGAAGAATTATCGAACTAATAGAAGCAAGAGAGCATAACAATAAATTGAAAGATGTAATACGCTTAATTAGAAAAGAGATACCTTCTGATAAAGATAACCAAAAAACATTTTATTTCTTACAGGCAATATCAAAGATACCTGATGATGCAGTTGAAAAGGTTATACATAATTATGTAACAGATGAACACGTATATCAAGGTAAAGGTTTTGCTTATTTGCAACGAATGATTATTGATGGATACGCAAATAGAAGTAAAATGATAGAAAACGAAATTAAAAAGTTTGGTAGAACACCAAAAAAAGTGAAAGTAGAAAGAGGAGAGTATAAAAATGTCTATAGTAGCAATGGAGGAAACCCTATTTCCAGTTAAAGAAGTTCCAGCGACATTTATGAAAGCTGAAGGAAAGAAAAGAACTTTAGTAACTGGTACAGGTCATAAATTCATCATAAGAGAAGATACAGGAGATGTATTGTCTTGTATGACTGAAGAATATAAAGTTGTTGATAATAGGTCAGTTGTCAGCAAAGTTCAAAAAGTATTAAGAGGTACACAAACAGAACTCGTAGAAGCCAAAACATTTTCTGGTGGACAACGTGCTATCTGGAAGTGGAACTTTCCTAAAACGAAAGTAAAAGTAAACAAAGGCGATTTAATTAATCCACAATTGATTGTTTCTAATAGTTATGATGGTAGTACATCAGTAAATATTATGGGTGGTGCATTTAGATTGGTTTGTTTAAATGGTTTAACTATTGGAAATGTATTGACTACTAAAAAAGCAGTACATAAAAATAGTAACACTAGTATTGACCAATTAGAGAATAATATTTCTCAAACAGTAGGTATGTTAGTGGAAATCTTTGAAACAGAGTTCCCTAATCTGATTAATACCAAGTTAAAGAAAAGACATATTATTGAAATGAGTAAACTTATGCCAAGTGTATATCTTGAAGAGTTTACAAGATATGTTTTGAATAACAATATGAATAATTATTGGGATTTGTTAAATGCGGCTACATATGTGTCTACACACTCTACAAATCGTGATAGAGAATCTGTTCATATTATGGAAAATCAGATATATCCTACAATAACAAAATTAGCAAGAGCGTAGGTTCCTAAAATGCATAAGGTCCCTGAGATTAGACCACTTGATAGAGACTGGCTACTGTACAGAAGTCATATAGAGAACGTAGCGTGACCCTCTCTACAAAGTCTATTCTCTTGCTAGTAAAACTACAGAAGACGCACATGTAATCATTCCTTGTGATAGTTGAAGCCGATAACTATTTAATACCAGGTACACAAGGTTTTGCCTTATTCTGTAGTAAATTTAGTCTCACGGGAAGCATAGCAGACCACGTGGACGAAATTAATAAATATATAGTTAAGTCATTGGTAGCCTGAAGCCTAGGCAAATGTATACAGTAAAAAGCTGGTTGGCGTATACACTTAACTATATAATTGGGCGGTGATGGATTAGCCAGTAGACTCTAGAGTTTATAAGCCGCCTAAAAAATTAAGAATAGCAACAGATAGGTGAGTCTTACGTAAAGTCCATGGAAACCTATACTAGCTATATAACAGGGTAATATGTAAAGCCGTCACCGTGAGGTATTATTACCCTAAACCTTTGGAGGAAATATGAAATTAAATAATAGAGAACAAGCTTGGCAACACAGAAAACAAGACAATGTAATCAAGGAAAGTTTTGAAGATAGACTAAAAAATTTTAAGTCTGTAGACCCCTGGAGTAAAAAAGCTATTGAAGAACGTGAAGAATTTTACAAAAAATTTGGAAGAGGTTGGTGGATATTTTGCGGAGTATCAGTAGTGGAAAAATATGAAAATGTATGGATTAATCAGTATAGAATACTAGATGGAGAATTAAATGAATGATAGAAACCAATATTTAATTAGAGTATATATGGAATATGGCATTGATTGGATATGTAAAAAATGTAAAAAAATGAATGTAAATCAAAGTTCTTGGACAAATGTAAATCATCCACACGAACTTGTAGATTTTGTAGACGATAGTAGTTATTGGTGTGAAAATTGTAATGAAGAAACTATTGTAATAAAATATGAGGAGAAGAAACATGGGAGTGTGCAAGAAGTTGTTAATAGAACGTATGGATAACTACAAGTTAAGAGAAGCAGAAGACTTTGAAGACGGAATAGATAAGTATCCTATGCCACATATACCTACAGAAGAAGAAATAGAAGACACTAAACCAGATAACACTTGGAGTATTAAACACGAAGGACACTTGAACAGAAATAATATAATTTTTCATAATAATAAATATCAAAAACTTTATCAAAAACTTAAAAAAGTTGACGATAAATTGAAAGAAAGTAGAGGTGAGCAAAATGGAAAATAAAATGGAATTTATATCTATTAAACTAAATTATAGAACAGATGAAAACGGAATTAGAATATATGATTACGATGAAATGAGAAATCAATTTGAACAGCATATGTTACAATGTGCGGCTAATACGCAAGGTGATTTAGATGGTTGGTCTGATAAACAGGCAGATTATGCTATGGATAATATGACTAGTGATTTATATGACCAAGC